CGCCGGATATGAAAGCCGCCGCGCCTACTTGGAATCGCTCGCCGAGGACTTCCCCGCCGATGTTGTTTACGCACTTGCCGACATTCTCGGGCCGGGCGAGGACTTTGACGGACTAATTACCGCTTTAGAAGATGCCGCCGAATCGGGTGACCTATGAACGAACACGAACACACCCCCCACGCGGTCGCGCTGATTGTCGCCGCCGTTGTCGTTTCGCTGGCAGTTTATGCCGCGCTGATTTTCTTTTTCTCACTTTGAAAGGCCAAACCATGGAAACCATCAACACAACCCCCGCCGAAATCACCCGCGCAATTGACGAACTAGCCGCAATCCGCGCCGAGATCGCAGAACTAAAAGCAAAAGAAGAAACCCGCCGACTGTTTTTAATCGCCGCTGGCATCACAGCCGCCGATGGAACTCAGCACCGCGTCACCATCAGCACCACCTACAAAGTGTCCATAGACTGGAAAACGATAGCCGAACGCTTGAACCCTTCCACGCAACTAATCACCGCGCACACCACCAAGGCCGAAGAACCGACCTATACCCTGCGCCTGTCAGGAAGGAAGGCCGCACGATGAAAACCCTCGAAGTGACCATTAAGAAGGTATGGGGAAACCGCGTCATTTACCCCATGAACGATGCCGCCCGACATTTTGCAAAGGTAGCGGGCACAAAAACCCTTACACCCGAAACCCTGAAAACCGCCCGCGCCATGGGTTATGAAATCCACGAAGTCTACAACCCCCAACTAGAGGACATTTTGAAATGAAAAAATTTTTACGCCGCTTTTTTTCCGCGCCGTGTTGCGAATGCAGGGCGGTTAATGTTCTACGCTGGAAACGCCGCTGTTCTTTTTGCGATATTGGCGAAGGGGCAATCAAATGAGTGGCTTAATCGTTTACGAGGGAAAAAGTGAAATTGACGGTGCGCCCATTGTGGTAATTCTCACCGCGATCAATGGTTCAATGAACCCTAAGACCGGCCACATGGTGCAATCGTTCATTCTCCGAGCCGACATCGACCCCATCACCGCCGCAAAAGCCGGACATGATGTATCGATATGCGGGCAGTGTGAACACCGCCCCGTGCTGGCACGAAAGACAGGGAAACCGCCCTGCTATGTCACGCTGGCACACTCCCCGCTGCAGGTCTACAAAGCATACAAGCGCGGGTCATATTCCCGAGTTGACCCCGACACCGCCGCCGCCCTCATCACCGCCCGAAAACTCCGCATCGGGTCTTATGGCGACCCCGCCGCCGCACCAGTTAAATTGTGGCAGACACTTACCCGCCACACCCGTGGGCACACCGGTTACAGCCACCAATGGAAGCGCCCCGATTTTGATTTTGACCAATGGCGCGGGCTTGTCATGGCATCCGCCGACAACCTAGACGATGCCGCGCTGGCAAACCTAAACGGAATGAGGGTTTTTCGCGTGACCATTGGGGCAGATGTTCAGCCGGACGAAGTGACTTGCCCCGCATCAAACGAAGCAGGACGCCGCACGACTTGCGCCGAGTGTATGTTATGCGCTGGCACGAGCCGGAACGCCCGCGACATTGTGATTCAAGACCACGCCGCCGGACACGCTCGCCGTGTAATCCAACTTAAAGAGGTGACAGCATGATCAAATCAATGAACGCAAAATATAGGGGTATATGCGCCCGCACTGGTGCGCCGATCAATGTAGGCGACCCCATCAGATACGACACCACCAGCCGCCGTGCATGGCTTGATCAAGCCGCCGAAACGATGACACCCGCCGCCGCGCTGGTGACAGAACTAGACCCCGACATAGACCCCGAAACCGCCGAGAGTGTAGGCCGATACATGGCACGAGCCGCCCGAGGTTATCGCTCAGACATATACAGCGCCAGCGGGCGCGAATACTACCGAAACAAGGCCGGACGCTGTGAGGATGCGCCCTGCTGTGGATGCTGTAACTTTTGAAAGGTCAAACCATGAAAACCGAACACACCCCCGCCCCTTGGACAATTCAACACGGCGAAAGCCGCCGCGTTTATCTCATCAACGACCGCAAAGGCCACGCCATAGGCGAGATTGTCTACACCGACACGCGCAACCCCTCAGACGCTCAACTAATCGCCGCCGCGCCCGATCTACTCGCCGCGCTTGTGGCTTTACTTGAAGATCAAAGAGACGCAAGCCTGCCAGCACTAGCGCAAGCCCGCGCCGCCGTTTATAAAGCAATAGGGGCATGACATGAAACACACCGAACACGCCTACACCGAGGCCGGATATAAATTTATCCGCGCCAGCACAAACCGCGCCCGAGCAATTGCAGACACCATCCGCGCCATGTTGGAATCAGAAGAACCAGACGACCGCGAAGAAGCCCGCCGCCTAATCCAGCGCGGAATGAGTGAAGCCCGCTTGTCGCATAAGTGACAGACAACCCCCCACCACTGGGGGGAAAATTCCCAAACCCAAACCAAAGGAGAAAAGCAAATGCAACTCTACGCAATCACCATCGAAGCCACCGCACAACGCACGATCACCCTAGCGGCGGCGTCACTAGCGGAGGCGCAAGCGACCGCACTAGACATTTTCGATTTCCCTGCCGAGACTATGCAACTCGACATAGTGGAGGCGGCGCAACTAGAGGAGGCGGTATGAAGATCGAACTCAAGAGCATCAAGTATTCCGAGTTTGCCAGCCATGAAACATCATGTTTCGAGGCGGCGGTCTACATCGATGGCAAGCGAGCCGGAACTGTTGAAAACAACGGACAGGGAGGGTGCAACTTCTACCACCCCCACGAACTAGAGGAGGCACTTAAAGCCCACGCCAAGACCCTGCCCAAGGTCATGTATCACGAACACGAATTCGACCAAGATGCCGACACTTTGATAGGCGACCTATTGACGGAACACCTACACGCCAAAGACTTGAAGCGAGCATTGAACAAGCGAATTATGTTCGTTACCCATGACGACCAACTCAAAGAAACAATTAACCTAGAACGGCAACGCATGGAGTCAATCCTTGCCAATGCTGCACTTGTCGGTCAACTGAAAGCAAAAACAATCCTGAATTTGCTTCCGTTTGATCAAGCCCTGTCCCTGTATATCAACCACGCAAAAGGAGCAAATCATGCCTAACTGGTGCGCCAATTCCCTGAAAATCACCCCGACCAACGAACAAGCCAAGACCATGCTGGCTAAGATCGAAGCCGCCCTAGAGGAGGCAAAAGAGGACGGCGAATGCAGACTGTTCGACACCATCCACCCCATGCCCAATGAACTGATGGACACAACGAAGGGCAGTTTCGGTGACGAAGAAAAAGAGGCCGCAAATCAAGCCAAGATTGCAGTAAACACGGCCAAGTATGGCTATCCCACATGGTATGAATTTGCCCTTGCAGAGTGGGGCACGAAATGGGATGCGTGCGAAGTGACCTACGATAAGCAGGGCGATTCACTGCTGATCTGGTTTGACACCGCATGGTCGCCCCCGATGGCAATCTACACCAAACTGGAAGCCATGGGTTTTGAAGTGGAGGCAACCTATTGCGAGGCCGGAATGGGCTACGCTGGTGTTTACCGCAATGGGACGGATGACGAACATGAAATTAGTTTTTGGAGTGATGAAGATAATAGCGGCGAAGAATCGGAAGAACGAATGACTGAGTTTTTTAACTCATTCAATGTCAACCACCAACCTAACCACATGGGGGGCTAATCATGGGATTCTTTTCAAAGTGTTGCGCTAAATCGCACTTGCCTGTCGTCACCTTTTACAGGGATGGCACGCCACCAGAACTCAACCAAGTGGTCGCCCTGACCCCCGATGGGCGGGTTGTGGAGGGTTCATACGATGGCTACGGCAGGGTCGCTGGCGAGGATTTTTGCGATGGAGACTACAAGGCTTGGCAAAAAGTCAAATTCGTTTTGAAGATGCACTACAACGGCGAGTCATACAAAGACCTGCCCAAGTCGGGCGATGAGTTGGCGCAAGGCTACTTCATGGCGGATGAATTCATTGACCATTGCATGAAGGTCAGATCGTTCAAGTCCCGCAAGGAATACGAGAAGTCATTCAAAGAATTGGCAGGGTGGATTTAATCATGAGCAAATTTGTCGTATGTGTGAAACGCATCACCATTGAGAAAATGACCCTCGAAATTGAGGCAGACGATTGGGAGAATGCAGAGGATATAGCTCTTGAAACAGCCTACTACGCCGACCCAGAAGAATGGGAATTAATTTGCAAATATGAAGCAGAAGCGGAGGAATTATGAAGCCGTGGCACGAATACACCCCCTCGGGGGTGGATAACCTAGCGGAGGAGGCTATCAACGAAGCCATCCTCCACATTCAAAAACAAATGCGGATTCCCGCTGGTGATGCTGCCGCCCATTTTTTCTCGGGCGAAAGGTATCGCAAGATGAAGGAAGAATTCAAGGACTATGTGCGCCTTGAAATCAGTCTGTATTCCAAATCAAACGGAGGTTGACCATGACCGCAATGGAACTTTACCAACTGCTCAACGCCGCCGGCATCGAATATGAAGTGGTGGAAATATTTGAGGGGGCACGCTGGCTACGAATCGAAGTGGAGGAGGAAGATGAAACCGAAGAAACCCAAGCCTGAAACTTGGCCTTGGCCTTTCCCCTATAGCAATGGAGTAAAGGTCAAGCCGCCACCCAAAAGACCCAAACCCAAACAACCAGAAGGAGAGGAGGCGTTGTTGTGAGAGTGCTTGTTGCTTGTGAGTATTCAGGGGCAGTCAGGGACGCCTTCATAAAGGAGGGGCACTACGCCCTTTCTTGCGACCTACTGCCATGCGATTCAGCCGAAGATGGCGACCATTACCAAGGCAATGTGCTAGACATACTTGACCACAATTGGGACTTGATGATCGCCCATCCACCATGCACATATCTCTGCTCATCAGGATTGCACTGGAATAAAAGAGTGGAGGGTAGACAACAGAAAACAGAGGAGGCGTTGCAGTTTGTGGAGGCTTTAATGCTTGCACCGATCCCTCGCATCGCTATAGAAAATCCCATCGGCTGCATATCTACCCGCATACGGAAACCAGACCAAACCATCCAGCCATACCAGTTTGGACACGACGCCAGCAAATCCACCTGCTTGTGGCTTAAGAACCTGCCGCCCCTTGAACCAACCAATTACATCCAGCCACGCATCGTAAACGGCAAAAAAAGATGGGGTAACCAAACTGATAGCGGTCAAAACAAACTATCACCATCCGATGATCGCTGGAAAATCAGAAGCGAAACCTACCAAGGAATCGCGGAGGCGATGGCCAAGCAATGGGGGGTAGTTGCAATAAAGCAACAATCGTTGTTGTAAATACTTAACAATACTGGAAAATACCTACATGAACCAACGATCCATGTTCGCCGTTTACATATACGAAGACCCCGAAGGAAACCTTTCCGTTCGGGCGGACAGTTATGGGCAGGGCGAAAAGGCTATCGCGTTGGGCATGGATTTGCTGGATGCAATCGCCACCATGAATCAGAAATGTGGAGGCGAATACCTGATGCTACCCATAGACAGGGCTGAGTGCATTCAGTGATTTGAGGAGGCTTTGGCTGAACTTAAACAGGCCGAGCCGCTGGTGTGCATCGTTGGCATCCTCCCCCACCCGATCACTTATCCAATACTGCCAGCCAATTTCCTGAGCCGTTTTCTCCCCCGTCCGGCTCTCGTCATTATCGGCAATAACTAAACCATCCTGCAGATTTTGGGCTATTTTGCGCATATTTCCTGCAGAAAAGCACACATGGAGGGTGTAGCGGCGGCGAATCACCTTCATGGCTGAACGGATGGACAGTGCCGTGGCGTAGCCCTCGCACAGGATATGGTTTCCCTTGTTGTTGAAGATGAACTCGGCATGGGCGGTGCGCTGACCATACAGAAACTTCTTCCCGCCCTGCTCGTCAACGATCTGGCAGCCGACCAGGCTACCCTCTATCCGCATAGGAATGATGAGGAGGCGTTGCCCATCCTTAACCCACACATTGCCCTCTTCGTCTGGAAATCCCTTCGACTTGAGGTATTCGTGCTTGGCAAACTGGCACTGCTTCAGGATAGAGGCGGCGGTGGAGGCGGCGGCGTTCTGCATCCTGATCCGCTCGGCCTCTGCTTCCTTTGCGATGCGGGCATAGTCCCGCTTCTGACTGTCGCTGATACCCTCCCCGCTCCAGATGGATACCTCAGTGTCAGTGGCGTGGTTCTGGACAAAGGCATGGTCGCCCATGAACTTGACCGCTCCGTTGCGTTTGCGTGGGTGATCCTCAGTCGGGAACCGTTTCCACTGCCCGATTGGAGGAGGCGAATCGATGATGATGCCGTGGGCACGGCAGAAACTCAGGAACTCCATTACAGGTCTTCCAGCCTGATCATTCGGTCTACCCACTCCATGGCGTAACCCCATGCTGTCACAACGATGGCGGCTGGCACGAACACCCAAGCCACAAATCCCACAATCTTTCTCACGACGGCTTCCTTTCACCTGTTTCAAACTTTTCACGCTCATCCATGGAGGCATGGACTATCGATCCAACCTCTGTAACATCTGGACTACACCAGCAATGTATCGTGGGCTGATGCTCCCGCATATCGTTAGCCGGCAAGACATGAATCCGGCCTTTGTTGTCTTCCCGCAGCATCCAGCCTTGAGTTTCTTTATTCTTCATCATCTCCACCTGCATCAAAACAATCCATTGCATCTTCCTGAATCTGCCGTTCCTTTTCGAGGCGGCGTTCACGCATGGCCTCGTAGTATTCCTCTTCTTCCGCTTGGGTGTATTCATTTCTCATGTGTTTCTCCTTCAGTATTGACGTTTCTTGATTGCCCGAATGTAAGCCCGCTTCTTGGCCTCCACAAACTTGTGCACCTCCAAGTCTGGTCGTTGCGGCGCATCGCTCAGATTGCGTGGCTCAACCCCAAACTTTTCCTTGTAGGTGTAGAACGCCCAGCCCGGCTTCTTCCCTTGGTTCTGGACATACCACTGGAGCATTGACCACCACTTCTGTTTGTTCTCACGGCTCATGGTCTGCAGCTCTTCCATTTCGCCAGCTGTCACAGATACCTTGTTGCGCTTCTCCCGCACATACCCGCATGACGAACAAGTGTCCAGACCTGGCGGCATATACGCCTCACACCGCGGGCACTTGGCTTCCTTCTTCTCCTTCTCTGTCGGCTCCCGCTTGGTCTTCTCTTTGCCGTCATCCAACTCGCTGACACCGTTCTCAAACACATCCTCCCAATCTTCCCGAAAGCGGAGGTAGTTGCCCGAGTGATCAAGCCAAACGGCAAACGGCTTTGACTCTGGATCAGTCTGATTCGCCCGCATTACCCGCCCCATCTGCTGGATGTGGGAGGAAAGCGACTTGCTGAATGGCCGAGCAGATACCCCGATCATCACATCAGGCACATCAAAACCCTTGGTCAGGATGTCTGTGGCGATCAGGCCGTGAATCTCCGTGTCTGGTTTGGAGAAGTCTTCAATCACTTCCTTCTTAAACTCGTCATCGTCCCGATATGAAATGGATATGAAGTTGTAGCCCTGCTCTGCAAACTTCTTTGCCAAGTGTGCGCCATGGTCCACGCCAGCGCAGAACACAATCGTCTTGCGGGGGCGACCAAAGAACTCATGGGTCTTCTTGATCCACTCCTGAACGATGTCACCAGTGATCTTGATGCCCCGCTCAGTAGCCTCTGCCTGTGACCATTCGCCTGCCACCTTCTTGGCTCCAGACATATCAATCTCTTTGGCAATGAACACCCGCAAAGGAACCAACACCCCCTGATTGACCAACTCTTTGGTGGTGACGGACGAAACCACATGGTCGTAGACCTTCCCCAAACCTTTCGTAAAAGGCGTGGCGGTGAGGCCAATGACCTTGATGTCGGGGTTGTTCTTGATGAACTCCACGGTCTGCTGCCGGGTCTGGTGCGCCTCATCCACGATCAACAGGTTGAAAGAAGGGATGTCACCCCTACGCTCCAAGGTCTGGGCAGAGCAGACTTGGATGTGTTCGTAGGGGCGGTATCTCCAGTGGCCTGATTGAAGCACGCCGTGGTCAATAGAATACCGCTCAAGGCGTTTGCTGGTCTGGTCGCACAGCACGATTCGGTCAAGAATCATGGCGCTTCTGTTGCCCTTTGCTTTGGTGGCACGGAGCAATTCGATGGCCATCTCAGTCTTGCCAGCACCAGTGGGGGCGTAAAGAATCTGTGCCCGCTTTCCGTTGGCAAAGCCTCGACGCAGGTTATCCAGAATCTTGGATTGATATTCTCTCAGTTGTAGGCTCATGTGAATCCTCTGCCGGGACACCCCCCGGCTTGGGTTGAATGCTATGTCCTATGTGTTTTGCTGTCAGTCACGCAGGTGACACCTGTTTCAATTTCTTGGTCAGGAAATTAACCTGCTTGATCAGCTGGGCATTCTCAGCCTGGAACTGATCACGACTGATGACCAAAGACGCATTCTCAATCTGCAATTGCTTGACCTCCGCACGCAACTCTTCAATCGTATTCTTGGTGAATTCAGGATCATCAGATGAGCCTACCGCCAACTGAAGGGTGAGGTCATCCACCTCGGTGATCAGAGCATCAATCTGATCGGTCAGGCGGGCAATCTCAATATCACGTTCGTCAGGCGCAGGAGGAGGCGGCGGCTCTTTGACAACAGGCTTTTGAGGCTTCGTCTTTATTTCATTTCCATGCCTGTCTGTATGGACACGCTGTATCTCTTTTGTTTCTGGCGCATTCTCAGCCCTTAACTTGGCAACGGTAGAGTGAGATAGACCACAATGTTTTCCAATTTCAATATCGCTACGTGCCCCATACTTCGGGTGCTTCAGCATCTTGACCGCATTGCTTCTCTTAACCTCCAGAGTCGGCGGCAAACCATGCTTGATGTTTGCATTCCAAGAATAATAAATCGCATCATCCAAAGTGCCATTGATCACATCACAGATCAGGCTAACCTTCTTAACATTGCGGGTAGCGTGGTAACGGTGGAAACCATCAGCCAGCCAGTATTCCTTGCCATCAAAGAACACCACTGGATTCTTGATCTCGTCCCCATACTCAATGTCGCGGGCAATACTCTCAACCCAGTCAAGGTCTAAATCCCGATTCTGCGTGCCGCCGTCTATACGAATCACGTCCATCGGCAATGTCTTTGTTGCTATCACTTTCATGTCTTCTCCTTTGTTTACAGGGAAGACTATTCTGCACTCCACCGACAACGATGTCAACAGGTATATCGTCTATGTATGTATTATGTGCGCCAATCCGTCTGATCCCAGTTTCCCTTGCCGTGGTTGCAATCATGGCAAAGTATCTGTAAGTTATTGATATCCATGGCCAAAGACGGAAACAGGCGGCGGGGCTTGATGTGGTCTACATTCATCACCGCACCATTGGCTGGCGTAGCACCACAGCACATACACCTAGGCGTGTATTTCTTGAGTGCTTCCATCCTAAGTTTACGCCACTCATAAGTTTCCAGAAAAGCATTTGACTTGACATCTACGCCGCCAACCCTAATCACGGGCGAATTAGGCTTCACATACAAGCCTAACTCACGCAAAACCTTGCGCTCTTTCTTCGCCCTCTTTACATCTCTACGGCGTTGAGCTTTCGATCTTGGTTTTTTTGGAGTGTCCATTTGATCCATTGATGTGGGGTTCGCTGTTCTTCAGGGAAGGCTATGCCTATCGGCAACCGAGGTCGCCTACATAGCATTTCCTGATGATCCACCGACGAGTCCGTCCAGCCGCACAACAGGGGATGTGTAAAGTTGTTCGCCACATCCTATCTCCCAGCGTTATCCGTCCAACACACGGCATTCCCTAACCGCACCGCCGGGAGGCGACCTTACCCTTGCCACCGTGTACCGCCTCAGTGAAGGGCCGGATTGGTATAGCTACTCTACAGTCACTCTATCCCTATGCGCCCGGATGGGGATTCTTCTGTCCGGGGATACATCGCAAGCCAGAACTGTTGTGACCCTGCTCGCCCGGTACTACCCTTTCCCTGCCGCCACGACGCTTTACAGATACTCGGTTCCTGCCGTTTGTATGAGGTCTTTCCCGATAGACTCTTGCAACGACCGCCAGATGTGGACGAAAAAAAACCGTTAGAACAGACCCCGGTGGAACCGCGCTCCCTTTGTGGGAGAGTGCGCACCCCAGTACGGGGTCGGAGTCTGATCTAACGGCTTTCTTGTCGGAGTTCCACGTCCAACAGTGTCTCCATTGTGACAGGAAATGCCAAGGCGTGTCAAGAGGGGGTGTTGGCGGCTCCCATAGGGCAGGGTTTAAGCGGTTTTCCTAGCAACACCATATCGTCAGGAGGCTTTCGGGGCCAATCCGATTTACCGCCAACACGGCTGGGGACTGTTGGCCTGCCCCGTAGTACCGGAGCCAATCCCCATGCGTGTTAACCCCCGTCTTTCCGGGGTGTCACCGTTTTGGCGGGAACGGAACCCGTCCTTCTCACCACAACGTCCCCCCTCAGGGACGTCTTAATCTTATCTATTTTGGCCGGCGGCGCAATAGGATTAAAACACCCCTGGCAGAAGGGATGCCTTGCCTGACACACCCCCAGCTCGTCGCACCTCAGTCGCCGCAGAAGCATGATATGCCCTCGTCCATGCCAGCAAACATATCCATCTGGTCTTTGGAAAACTGCTGCATCTGTGCGTAGGTTGGCCGGTCACTCCTGAAGGTAGCCCCAATCGCCAATTCCTGCGCCGCCCACCAGTCAGCAAGATTAGGATTTTCCCTAATCATGGACATGATCTGGTTCGGCCCTTTGAGGAAACACAGGTCACAGTTTCCCAAGGCGGTAATCCCATCTCGAAAGGTCAGTTTCAGGTCAAACCAAGACTGTTTCCAGAACTCTTGCACCGCCGCCTGATTTACGCCGGCATCCACCAAAGGAACTAAAAGCCCCCTTGCACGCAACTTGGCCACCCGCCGAGGCTCATCCGCCCGAATGCCCACCATGGTCGTGCTGCCCTCACGGCCAAGGCTTTTCAGATACCTGTCTATGGTCTTGACCTTCATCTCCTCAGTGCAGAACCGGGTCACAGGGTTTGGCAGATACTTCTTCCTCAGGATCAGCGCCTCAAACGGCTCCCCACTCCTACTGGCAGTCTCATAGTTCACCCGCTTGAATCTCGGCTCCTCCGTGGTGTATTCCAGCCAATGAATCTCTACCCCCCAGTGCCGCTCACAATCCCGCACAAAATCCAGCGTTGCGGGGTGCTCCTTGCCAGTATTGGCAAAGCAGACTATTGCGTCATCAGGCAGGCCGTGGTTAGATTGCAACACCCGCCAAAGCATATAAGCGGAGGTTCGCCCACCAGAAAAAGATATGACGGTGGGTTCAACGATTCGAAATGGGTCAGACACTAGGCTCTCCTAAAAAAGCAGGGCGTATTTCAGCCCTGCGAAATCCCTTAGGAGAAGCAAATGCAACTGCATGTTGCCACTCCACTCTATCAGAATCTTTTAAGAACGGCAATCGCCTCATCAATGCTGTTGACAACCACCAGCAAACCGCCCCGCCATTCATCAAAGAACTTTTGTTCCGCTTCCGTCAACTTCCGGGCAGAAGGAGGTTTCTCGCCATCCTTCACCTCCATCAAGATGGTGTTTCCACGGAACCCCACCAGCAGATCAGGCAAGCCATTGCCCTGCGTCACGACACGCACGGTCGCACCAATAGCCCTCAAGGCTTGGACTATTTGATTCTGGTTGTCGTCGATTCTGGCAGCACGTCGCATAGGTGACACATCATAACACATAGGTCTTGACGAATGCAATATGTGTGTTAGCATTTGTTCCCCCTCGACAAAAAAGGAGAAGCATGACAAAACTCACCAGAGAGATGTGGGAACAGGCAACAAGTGTCTCGACCGACATCATCAACCACATCCAAGAGGAAAACCCAGACCTCAATCACAGGGTTTTGCTATTGGCACTTGCAATCACCTACACCACGCTATCCAAAGGAACTGGAGTGCCCATGCACTCTGCATTGGAGTTGGTGCTAACAATTTACAAGAACACGGAGATTCTCAAAGATGACGAAATGTGAAGACTGCGGGATGCCAAACCCGCCAGATGACCACGAATGCCAGGAGTATGAAGACCGCATGAAAGCAGAGCGGGACGCTATGACCACTGAGCAGATCATTGAACAGTTTGAGCAACGCCTCACCGAACTTGAGCGCCGAGTAGCCGCATTGTCAATTCAAGCACGGGAGCATTCACCATGGAGAAAGATATGAACGATCATGTTTGGACACCACCCGGAACGGACATCACAATCCTCTGGCGTAAGTTTGGTTGGGTTCCCCCCAGCGAAGACCCAAAGTATCTGGAGAAGTGGAAGTATTACCAAGAACTTCCCATGAGATACCTCGGGGAAAAGGACAGGGCCATGTATGAGGAAACTCTGCGGCGCAACAAAGTAGCGAGGATTAAATGAAACTCACCAACAAACACAACCTCCCTCAGACATTCGTCAACGTCATTGAGCGCCCCACCTATTCCAAGGGGAAGGCTCACCTGTCTGCAACGGAGTTGATCAACAGCCCCCAGATCGTCCAACTCAAGCACCGACACTGGGATGACATCGAAGTGGATGCCAGCGAAATGGTCTGGTCTTTGTTCGGGTCTGCCGTCCACTCAATCTTGGAACACGGCAAGGACAAGAACCACATCGTTGAAGAGCGCATCCATGTCACCCATGACGGCTGGCATCTGTCGGGCGCTATCGACCTGCAAGAAGTGGACGAAGACGGCATCCACATCTCCGACTACAAGACCACTGGCGCGTGGGCGGTGATGAATGAGAAGCAGGAGTGGCATCAGCAACTCAACATCTACGCATGGATGCTAGAGAAAGCCAAGGGTGTGCCCATCAAATCCCTGACCATCGTGGGAATCGTGCGGGATTGGTCAAGCCGTGATGCTGCCAACAAGCCGGAATACCCTCAGGCCCCTATCGTCACCATTGACATCCCTGTATGGCCAATGGAAGAGCGGGAAGCATTCATCAACCAGCGCATCCAGTTACACGCAGAAGCCTACTTTGAGTCTGATTCTGGTGGTGATCTGCCTGAATGCACAGACGAAGAGATGTGGGCCAAGCCCGAGGTATTTGCTGTTAAGAAGGAAGGGGGGGTGAGAGCAAAGAGTCTGCACAAGACCATGGAAGAAGCCCAAGCCGCACTGCCGCCCAAGGGTTACATCATTGAACACCGCCCTGGAGAGAGAACCCGGTGTGAGAAATTCTGCCAAGTCAGCAGTTTTTGTAAGCAACATCAAACATATCTGAAGGAGAAGCAAAATGATTGACGTGAAACTTACCCGAGCAGAAGCCCTGCTCATCATAGAGCTGGTTCAAAAATCAGCCAAAGAGATATCCGAATCCCTGCTCATTGCAGTAGAAGATGAGAACGACAAAGAGCAGCTCGCAAAAGCCGCCAAGCAAAACTATGTGGTCAACCTTGAAGCCGAGGTAAAACGTTTAACCGAACTGGTAAACAAACCAAAAGTGTTTGAACTACCAAAGGGTGAATGGGGTCTGAAGAAAGACGGCACACCCAGAGCAAAACCCGGTCGCAAGACCATCAAGCGCAAAACGAAAGGAACTAAATGAGCGCACACGCCAAACTCATGCAAGCCCGCATTAAGTTGCAGGGCATGGAACTACGCAAGTCAGGCGAGAATAAATTCGCTGGCTACAAATACTTTGAACTGGGCGACTTCCTGCCCTACGTTCAGAACATCTTCAACGACCTCGGCCTGTGTAGTGTCGTGTCGTTCACCCACGACATGGCCACCCTATCCATTGTCGATCTGGAGGACGGAACAGTGGTAACCGTTACCAGTCCCATGGCAGATGCCCAACTCAAGGGCGCTCACCCCATTCAGAATCTGGGGGCGGTTGAGAGTTACCAACGCCGTTACCTCTGGATGGCCGCCATGGAGATTGTCGAACACGACATCATTGACGCCACGGCTGGATCAGAGCCACCCCCGAAACCCCAGCCCAAGCCCATTCCCAAGCAGGAGGCAAAGCCGCCCGCAAAGGTGGAAGGCAAGACAGGGCCGTGGCAGATCAGCATCACCGCAGACAAGAGCGCAAACCTACAGACATGGATTGGCGTAGTCATGGATGCCGCCCGCATAGCCCTTGGCCAAGCCCAATCCGAGAAGGATGTCATGGACATCTTCAAGGTAAATCGCATCATCTTCGACGGCCTCAAGGCAGATGCCCCAGATGACTACGCCGCACTGATGCAAGACTTCAAAACCCGCAAAGAAACTTTTAAGGAGGCCGCATAAATGGCATACCCCAACTCTGGAAAACTTTCCGCCAACCGCTACAAGGATGGCGATCAGCGCAAGCCCGACATGGTGGGCGAGATCGTCATGCAGCGTAGCGCCCTGCAAGGCTTGATGAATGAGCACAACGGGGACGAGATCGTCATCAAACTCTCAGCATGGAATCGCCAGGGCAACTACGGCGAATTTCTGAGCGTGTCTTGGAATAACTACAAGAAGAAGGAAGACGCCCCGAAAGCACCAGCGCAACAGCAACTCCCCGCCGATGACGGCGACGTGCCTTTTTAAGGAGCAAACATGGTTCGCATATTTTCAGACACACAAGGAACTGGTGACTTTGTGATCCAGACCACCGCGGTAGACGTGGACACATTCATCTCTGAATTGGCAGAGGCCATGGATGTTGCTGTTACCAAGGCAAACGACGGCGGGGTTAGCGCCCTTGGCATCCTCAAGAACGCCATGCCCATCGCCTACAAACTGTCCGGCTACAAGGCTGAAACGGTTCAGGAGCAACGCACGCTGGTTTGCGGGAACATCTCCCCCAACTCATGCGAGGTAGTGTCCAGTGCAGGCCGCTGAACTTTGGTGGGCTGGCAGGGATGAATCCCTGTCCACCAAACTCGACAAGATGGCTCCGGCTTGTTTTGACATAAGCGGCGCGCTAAACGTTGCCACTGTCAAGACAGCATCCAGCCGGGATGGAATTGCTTTTAGGGCCGATGTGCTTGAGCGTGACGAGATCGCTGATCGCATGGTCTATTACTCACAATGGAAGTTAACTATGGAAGCATCAATTGCAGCAACAGAGTCCACCCTCAGGGCGCAAGCCTCTGTGGACAACTTGAGAAAGACACTGGTCGATTTCCGGGGGACGATCAAGAACGACCTGTCCTCTATGAAAGCCGCCAGCGAACGGGTGCAGAGCGAAGTTTTGCAAATGCGGGACAAGTACAAGCAAGCGCAAGACCTGCTGACAAGCACCGAGTTTGTTCAGGCCATTGAAAACGCAGAGCGCATGGCCAAGGCGTTGGAATCCATCCAGCACCTAACCGAAACCAAAATCAGCGTAGCCGTATTTAGCGGAGGGAAACAGTGATGTTCATCGACTACTCAACACTCATCATGGACATGGAAACCAAACTCAAAGACTTGGAGGACAAGTGTTTGCACAAGCAATACGCTGGCTACCTTGCAGACATTGTTTCCATCCATTCAAACCTTTCCCAACTTGCCGTCTGGATTAGCCAGCAACAGGAGAAGAAATGACACAACACCCCAGTTTTGAGGCTGTCAAGGTAGCCCTGAAACAGGACAGGACGGGCTACATCCTTACGCTGAACATCCACCCCGATGATCTGGACGAGCGAATCCTGCGGGACTTTGTTGGTTCCAGATACATGGTGGTCATGGCCAGGATTGATGAGAACCAGCAGCCCCTCAACCGGGGGGAGTTTGTTGATCCAGTCAAACTGGCCGGCATTCTGTGCAAGAGCAAAGAGTTTCAGTTATTCCTGCAAGACATGGGAGAACTTTTCGACATCACCGAAAAGGACGCCGCCGAATGGTTGAGGCAACAACTGAAAATCACATCCCGATCAGAACTCAAGGAAAACATAGAAGCCGCCAGACGACTCTTACAAATCAACGAGGAATTCAAACAATGGAAACAAAACGACTGATCCCCTATTCCGTCCACCTGCCAGAGGACATCCACGCCAAACTCAAACAGGCGGCTGGGCAACGGAAGGCTTCTGCCATGGTGCGTGATGCCATCATCATGATCATCAACGAAACATCGTCCTACAACAGCGGATACAACAAGGGCGTTAGAGACTGCGTTGCAACCGTCAGAGCCGACAAGACCGCCTGGGGGGTCATGATCAACGGTAGCAACATCGGCGCTGTTTTGGAAAACAAAATGGAGAAATTGATTATCAAGGAGAAGGCAAATGGGACGAAAAAAAGACGAGGGAATTGAGGCGCTAAAGCCCAAGCAAGAACCCATCTCCATCCAAGAGATCACCATGCTGGACTGGTATGCCGCCTTTGCCCTCTTGGGTTCGTCACCCATGTCCAACCCAGAGGAAAGTGCCAAGGCAGCGTTTGATCAGGCCGAGGCTTGTCTTAAAGAAAGGGCTATACGGATATGAAAAAACTTCTTATTTTCTTGGCCCTATGGTGTGGGCTTGCCAATGCAGACATCGTTGCCACGCTGAGGAACAGGGCGGGCGGTTTGATTGTCCTGACTGATGTTTCAACTGATAGATGCAAGAACTACGCTGGCACTGCCTATTCAACAGGGTCAGATAGCAAGACCTCATGGGGGTGTTGGTTCTCTGATGATCTGATGGTTCACATCCGATGGACGGATGGCGACACGACGGCATACCCGATAGAAAACTTTACCGTCAATGAAGAGGTGGTGAAGCGATTCAGGGAGCGCCGTAGGGGTGGGGGGCAGTCGCTATGAAAGACGAACCTGTCGCCACTAGCGACACATCACAAGAACCTGTCGCAAAAATCGAAAAAACGCAACACATGATTTACATGACATTCAACCAATGGGCCGACGGCAACTTTTTGGAAACAGGCGAGCCAAGACGAGAAGCGTATTCACAAGCCGAACTTGACCTAGTTGAGATGGGTTGGAACTACGGCTTTGACGCAGGTGTGCAGTGGCAAAAAAGCCAGCAAGCCTTGGACAAGAAAGCGGAAAACGCCAGAGAGTTGAAGTTGGATTACAACACAGAAGACGAAACGAGGGGAAACAAATGACCAATGAAGAACTGATGCAACTGATGACCGAAATGGGTCTACACGAAGGCGGGATTGAAAACTGGATTCCAGACAATGCATGGTTGCTTGTAGCCAACAGAGCCATTGAGATTGAGCGTGAGGCGTGTGCGAAGGTGTGTGAAGACAACGCAGACGATTTATCCGAAGGTGACTGGGATTCTGCCTGTTTGAGTTGTGCGGATCATATCCGAGCAAGGGGGAACAATGACAAGTCCATTTGACTGGAAAGGCAAGCCCAGTGTGTTTGCCAAAGACAAGGAATTCAAGCCGTTGAAGAACGGCAAGACCAGATCACAGACCTCAAGCGAAGGGTTGCAAAAGGTATATGACAAGGGTATCAATTCAGCCACAGTGCTGATCAGCGACAAGACCGAGGGCGGTATGTCAGAGGCGTTTAAAAGGATTCACAGGAGAGAGAAATGACTGAACCAAAAGACCTGAAGATTGAGTTTGCGCCGGGGTGCTTTGACAATTTTGAAGGCACACAGGAAGAACTCCAAGAGATGATCGCCATGCTTCATCAGATGGTGGCAGACGGCACACTTGATGAGAACTCAACGCCTGTTGACCCAGACGATGAGGAATTCATCAACGCCATGCAAAACAAAATGAAACCGAGGCAATGATATGAAAGGCGGCGCACGACCAGGGTCTGGCAGAAAGCCAGCCAACTTTGACCACAACAGGGCACGTAAACTAAAACAGGAAGGGTTTACCTACGAAGAGATTGCCAATCGGTTTGGCGTGAGCAAATGGTCTATCGCTTGGTTTTTTAGAAAGCAGCGCAGTGAACAGTAAGAACCTGACGGCAAAAGACAGGCTTTACCTGGCCACCATCAAAGCCATGCCATGCGGGGTCTGCGGAGCCAGCGGCCCCAGCGATGCCCACCACATAGAGCAAGGCTTACACCACCTGTGCATACCCCTGTGTAAAGACTGCCATCAGGGTAGCCACAACGGAATCCACGGTCGGCGCCACATGTGGAATGTCATGAGGAAGACAGAAATGTCTGTCCTCAATGACACCATCAAGAAGATCACATCTGAGCCATCTCTCTGAGTTTCCTCAGGTCGATGTTCTTGAGCAACTGGTATTCCTGCTCCCTAAATTTCTTGATCATCTCTTCTTTGCGTTCAGCAGTGTATTTTGGGTCTTCGATGTTGGTGATCAAGTCAACATTCTTGCGAATCTCGGTGAGCTTCTGGGCAATGCTGTTGACCATCGGAGCCATACCAACCCTGATTTTGTTCTTCGGGTCTTCCAAGAACGCCTTGATTTCTTCAGGGTTTCTCTGCTTGTAGTCTGACAAGGTGTTAGCCGCCCGGTCGGTGACATCCTTCAGAGCATAGAAGTCTTTCCTCAGGCCAACCTCATACTCTTTGGAAATGAATGCGCTGGCGTTGGGGATGGCGTTGAACGCATCCCGAATACTCATTGCCGGACGAGTTGTGCCAGCCGCCGCGGCAATAATCGGGTTTGTCATCTCCAAGAACAATCCGCCAAAAGACCCAAACATCCCACGAACGATGTGATCAATAGCGATTGGAGAAGCAATCCCCTGCCACTCCGCCTTTTCAAAGTTGTAGCGAATTGGAACTTGTGCCAATGCCTTTGCAAACTCAGAAGTGCTATTGGTGAACTGCCTGTCAATTGCTTTCTTGCCCTGATAGATGCCAACCAGCGGTTGCTGCTGGAAGAAGTCAAAGTTAATTGCCGCCTCGACCAAAGGCTTGACGGCCTGAGGCACAACGGTCGGTGACAGGAATGAGTTGGCAAGCAAAGACGCCATCGACGCACGGAACTTGGCCGGGTCTGTCATACCGTTCTCTGTCAGCAAGTGGTATGTGTGCTCTGCCAAAGCCTTTGGCAACAAGAACAAATCAGAACGCAAAGGAATGCCGTTGCCGTTCGTGCCGGGGATGATCAGCAGTCGGTCACGGGTCGGCGTGGGCTTCTTCTCATAGCCCTCATCATCCCCCATCATCATGGCGTACAGCATCGACAACGCCATCACAGATGCCGTCGTAGCCGCCAGGGTCTGAAGCGCCGCCTTGCGCTCAGTGGGCGATGTGCCAACACCGGTCAGAGTGCGGTAAGCCACGTTCTGGGCGGCAAGGTATGCGTTGAAGAAGGGGATCACTTGGCCGGCCATGGCCAGCATCTGGCTGCTACCCCGACGGCGCACGTTGAATATCTCAAACGCCTTCTCAATTGCCTCTGAACGGGACATCCCCTGTGCAATAGCCGCTTCGTAGGTGGCCTGGCGCACAGCGTTATCTGCTGCCATAGCCCAAGTACCAAGTCCACGCTTAACTTTTTCCCAAAGGTTTTTATCCTTTTTTAATCCAGCCATGACTTCAACATCAGAGCGAATAATTGAAGACGTGAAATCACGTACGCCTACAGCACCCACGTTCTTCAGCTCTTCATGGGTGCTGCTCTTGCCACGCAGGGTCTGGATAAATTCCTTGACCGCCCTAAACGGAATGCTCAGTGCGTGCTGGGGCCTCAATCCAGATGAGAACATGGCCGCAAACGAGTCTTGCGTCACCTGTGACACAGAGAACAGCGGGAACAGCACCACCGAGTTACGCAGCACATCAGCAAACTTGGAGAAGAACTTGATGGTCGGGATGGAAACAGACTCCAACCCACGGAAGGCAGACACAAACATGGGATCGGCCATGCTGTGGTATTCCTCCTTGCCATCCCTCCATACCCGAACCACGTTCTCGCCGTCTTTTGGATCGGCCACTTTCTCACCCAATCCAACAGCACCAGCCGTATCCACCAGCGCCAAGGCCGAGCGGTTGCGCACGCCCCGGTTGACGGCATACTGCGTCCAGCGCACCATGTTGTCGAAGATGTCGTTGACGGGTTTCATTGAACCCTTCATCCGCTTGTCAGCCTGAACCGACAGAGAGCGCAGGAATTCTTTTGGACCTTTGCCCTGCTCAATCTGATCTTCACGGAAGAACGGCACATAGTCAGCGTTGGCCAGCAGGTTCTCGGCTTCTTCTTCGCTGTACAACCCAGTATCCACCATCACCTTGATCGCATTACCACGGATGCCATTCCAGGTCTTAACCAACTCATTCAACTCGGGGAACAACTCATACTGGGTCATGCCCGCCTGAATCTGCTCAGGCGTCATGTGGATGATCTTCTGCTTGGCCTCAAGGCGGTTGGCCTTGTCCAGCAATTCGCTTGCCGCAACAGGAGAGCTACCTCGGATGCGCTTCGCCTCTGCGCGCATAGCCTCTGCCCGGGCAACGATGTTGGCATTATTACGGATCATCGATTGAGTGCGCTTGGCCTCAAAGGCGGTGTGAGCAATCAGTTCGATCTGCTCCTTGGTCATGCCGTGTTTGTCAGCAATCGCATCCATCTGCTTAGACAGTTTCAGGATGTTGTTGTCGCTGTCAACTCCAACCCATTTCTTGATGACATCATCCCATTTGATGTCGCCCTTGGTCAGGAACAGGTTGGCCACGGCATCGGAGTGGACGGTCTGGCTAAGGCTGGAATTGAGCAGAATGCCGATCTTCTCTTCCTGCCCAATCATGGAATCCATGACCGCTTTGCGAATCTGATTGTTCAAGCCAGCGTCACTGCTAAAAGCCCATGTCTCAAACTGATCCGCCCACTTGCGGAAAGCGCTGATGGATTGTTCTTTGGTGAGCTTTGGGTTCTGGACAGCATTGTCCCAAGCCTGCTTGGTCTTCTCAATGTACCCAGTCTCAGGCGCTTTTACCGTCCTGCCCTGGCCTTCAAGAATTTCTAGTGCGTCACGGGCGGTCGGGCTGAGTTCAAGGGCAAGCAAGGATTTTGGTTCGCCTTCCATATACAGGAAGTCTTCCCGCTTTCCGTACACAGGGTTCTTGGCCAGCACAAAGCGACCAACCTGCAAGACTTCATCAGCAGACAGGACGGGCTTGCGGTTGGCTCGGTCATAGAAGAACGAATGTCGCAGTGGGTCAAGGCTGATCTGTTTCCACTCTGGATTGCTCAGTAGATTCTTGACCATGCTAAACGCACGATCCGGCGGCGTGTTAATCCACTCTCCCTCAATAGTTTGCTGGGGAGACTTTTCGCCAGAAGGACCTTCCAACGCCTGTGCAATACCAAATGCACGCTCCTCAGAGCGAGGGGCAAACACAGCATTCTTGATGTGACCAGTGCTCTTGTAAGAGATGTTCGGGCCGGTGGTCTTAGTATTAGGGCTGGTTCCACGGTGAACCGAAACCACGCTACCATTTACTCCGTTTGCACGGCCCCATTCCAACGCAGGAATGTCCATGCGCAAACCAACTTTAGTGCCGTCGGCAATTGGAGCGTCAACCAACTCAGCCTTTTTCTTCTGCTTGATCTTGTTGGTCAGGATATCCCGCATTTGGGCATCGGCAATCGGCGCTTCCAACTTATCGCCCAGCACAGGTCCAATAGGCGTGTAGTAATCCACATACCTGTCGTACTCTTGCTTGGTAATGCGACCAGCAGCCAACTCCCGAGCGGCCAACACGACCTGCGTATTGCGACCTTTCTTTTCTTTGAATCCAGCAGGCGCCGTTAATTCTGGCGGCTTGCCCGGCTTTTCTTCAACCTTAGGCTTTTCCTGCACAGGAGCCTTGGCCACATTCTTGCTACTTGCCGGTGTTGTGGTCAACTCTTCGGTCAGAGCCAGCACCTCGGATAGTGCGCTACTGTTTTTGATGCCCAGAATGTCAGCAACAGCCTGAGTGAAAGCACCCCAAGCAGTCTGCTTTTGGTAAGGAATGCGTGCCAGTTCTTTCTGGAATTCAGGGTTGCCGTTGGCTTCAGCAAGGAATTCATCCATGTTTTTCAAACCATACAACTTGCCTTTGCCTTCGGCTTTTAGTTTGGTTTTGACAAAACGATACAGATTGTCCAGCCGTTTGACCGCCGCTTTCTGATCTGGGCGGGGGTTGTTCACGGCATAGTAAGTCAAGGCGTGAGTTGCCTCATGAGCAACTACATGCTCACTGCTGGCGGCTGTTTTGTTTTTAAAGTAAATTCCATTGGTGTTAGGTGACCAGCCCGCAAGTGCTCTCGGGTTAGATGCTCTTACGACACGAGGATTGATCTCGGTAAATACGCCGGCCAAATCCCTGCTCATCCGCCCAATGTTCGCAATGATCGGGTTCTTGCTCTTTTGCAATTCGTCGGTGATCCGACCCCAATCGTTATCGACAACGGCATCACTAAGCGCCACGCTTTGACGGGCGCCGGGAATCTTTATCTCTTCAGGCTCTGTGGTTACTGGCTCTTCTTCTGCTTCGCGTTTCGGAGCAGGTTCAGCCTTTGCTCGGGGGGCAGGCTTTTTAGCAGTTCTAGCAGTTGCTGCTTGCTCGGCTTCGGCTTGAGCGATGTATTCATCAATTTCTTCATCTGTCAACCTTTCGGCAATTGAGGTTTCAAGTTCTTCTGCCGTGTACTCATACCCGCCAATATCGTAAGACGGGGATGTGCTTGTGGCCGCACCCAACGCACCACGATAGAAACCAAGGAATTGCTCGGGCGTGGCATCAGGATTGGCCGTGGCCACCCGCTGCTTCAAAGCCTCAGTATCAACGCCCTTCATCTTGGCATCTGCCTCCAAGTCAGGCAGGGATATTTGCTCTTCTTCAGCCTTCGGCACACCGGCACGGCGGGCAAGGTCTAGGTTGACCTCAGGCACTGTTTGCAGACGGTCAATCTCCTGTTGAATCCTGTCCTTCTCTTCCGTCAGACGGCCAAGCATTTCGGATTCAGCAGTAGAACCATACTGCCTTGTGCGCAACTTGTCGGCAATATGCTCGACCGCAGCACTGGCATCAAAGTTTGGATTCTGCACGCCGCCAATCAACGCACGGTTGCGTGCCGGCAGGAATTCATCCAGCGACCCATCGGCCACCAAGTCTTCCAGCAAAACGCCTTGACCCTTTTTGTTGAAAAGCGCACCCAAAGCCTTGTTGTCAGAATCAATATCCTTGATTCCAAACGAACCTGGACGATAGATCAGCTCACCCTTCAGGCGGTTGAACAGACTGGTCTTTTCTTTCTTGGCTTTGGCAATCTCTTTGTTGACTTCAGACAGATTGGACTTTAAGCCTTCAATTTCCGCCTCTTCCTCAGGCGTAAACTTTGTCACCTTAGCGCCCTTGGGAACCTCTTGCGGGGCAGTAATCGGCTCATACTTGGGCGGCTCTGCCTGCTCTGCCCGAGTGCGGGCTGCAATCATGCTGCCCAGCTCAGTGCGCAATTGGCCTAGCGCACGCTCTTTGGCAATCTGATTCTGAACCGGATCGGCGCTGAACGTGGTGTTGTTGATCTCATCAATCTGACTGCGCAACTCATCTTCCCGTACAAGCTGTTCATCACGCTGTCGTTGAACCTCGGCCTGTTGACGCTCCTGCTCCGCCGCCGCTTCTTTTTCTTGACGACGGCGAATTTCTCCCATTAAATCTTCAGGAGCACCTATATCTTCTTCTGTTTTTTCTCTGGGCATCCCAGTAAATCCGGGCAAGCCAGCCATGCGCTCTTGCGTAGCGGCCATGACCTGCTGTCGTTCTTCCTCTGCCAACCGCTCACGCTCTGCAATCGCCTCTTGGCGGGCAACTTCAGCCTGTTCAGCCTCTTGCCGTAATCTTGCGGCATCTTCGGCAGAGAATCCACCAGCGGTAGGCGGCACAGCAGTAGGCACTTCTGGCACGGCAGACGGCACCTCTGGCACGGCAGGAGCCTCAGCAACAGGGGGAGCACCAGGTTGTTCCCCAGCCTTAGGACCCTTGGCACGACGACCCAAAGTGATGTCAATCAACAAACTGGTTAGCGCACCTACGCCAGCGCCGTATGCACCCTCTTCACCAGAACCAGCCAACACATCCTGCTCTGGGTTGTAGATGCCCTTGGCAATCATGTTTTGAGCGACCTTCTGAGCCGCTTCGGTAAGTCCTTCAACCCCGCCGCGGGCAAGAGCGGTGGTAAGCAGGTTCTTCAGTGGGCCAATGTTCGGTGCAATCAGGTCAAGCAGACCAGTGGGCGCACCAAGCAATGTGGCTTTTGCACGTTCTTCTGGTGTAGCCCCAGCCTGCTCTGCGCCTGTACGTGCTTCACCAGCACCAGCCGCAGTGCCCAAGCCGGTAGCGGCCAAGCGTCCAGCCAATCCCAGAGGTCCAAGCGCAAAGAACGGAGCGGTAGACCCAACGCCAGTAAACAGTTTGCTAGAAATGCTTTCGCCAATCTCAGGCGTGGCAGGGGCCAAATATTGTTTGGCAGGTGTGGCCGCACCAGTGATGAATTCCCGAGCCTTGGTTTCGTACTCTTCTGGCAACGCTGCCGCCGCACCAATACCCGCAGTTTCCAACAATCCCACGGCACCCCGACCAACAGCCTTGGGAATGTCCTTGAGATAGTCCGTAACGCCAACCTTGGGCGCAGGCTTTTCGGGTTCTGGTTGAGGGCCGTAACCAAGACCGTTCAAATACACCGCAAGTTTGTAAGCATCTTCGGTATTGCCAGCCTTTTCAGCCGCCTTAAGTGCCTCAAAAACTTGTTCAATTGTTGCCATGGCTAGACCTTACTTTTGTTTTTTAAGGTTTCTTGCAACGATCTCATTTAATTCAGTCGTTAAATCCAATTCGCCAGGGTCATACCCCTCAGTTGATTCTCTGACATATTTGCGATACGTTGGATTAAGATTCAATTTGCGTCTTGCAGCAAGCTCCGCTTCTTCAATAAATGCTTTGGCTTTTGCCTCGTCAAACTTCAAATCCATGCTGTTTTTGATAATTTCTTTTGCCTTGGCAGTTGCATTTGTTATGTAATCATTTTCCATTCTGCGAGCAAACTCGGCTGCACGAAGCACTCTTCCTTCTGCTTTACTGGTGTCAGCTAACCTAGCGCGGTCCATGCGACCTTGCTCAAGCTCTCTTGCGGTTTGTTCTCGGCTCAAACGAAGCTCTTTTGCAGTTTCGCCAGATGATTTAATCCGCTCTGCCAACAACTCAGCATTCATCAGTTTTGCCTCTTGCGCTGCACGGGAAGCATCCGACTGCATCAGGGATTGCACGCCCATCATGCCGCCTCGACCAATGTTGGATAGGGCAAACGGCGATGTGCCACTCATGATTCCCAAGCCAGCGGATAGCAGGGCAAGGTACTTGTCAGTCTCTTCCTGCTTGTCAAGTTTGGCGTACCCTTTGCTTATGCGATCTTGCAAACGCTTCAGGAACTCAGACTCAGGGGCAATCTCTACGGCTTTTGCCACGGACTCAGGGGTGATGCCGCCGGTCATGCGGTCAGCACGCTCGGCCATATCACTGTCAGAGTATTCAGGAACCAATGCACCAATCCCCTGATCTTCATAACCAAACGGGTCTTGAACCGACATAGGAAGACCAGTAGAACGCACAGGCGCAGACGGTCTAGTTGTTGCAGGTGGTTTTGCAACAGAAACAGGAGAAACAGGGGCAGCAGGCGGCGTCTTTCTGCCCTCGGCCATAATTGCCGCAGCCAAACCAGTATCGCTACCAATGTCTGAAGAAAGTTGAGCAAGCCCTTCATCAGATGCTCCGCCCAAAATACCGCCAGCCAAACCAGTGGCTGCCGCACCGCCACCAATGACAGGAACTGAAGGGCCTAACAATCCACGACCAAAAAGCCTTGAAAAGGTTGAAGGCTGTTGTTGTGTTGCAGTCGGCCCCAATCTAGCGGGTTGTTGCATAGAAGAAACGGGTTCAGCAGGAGCCGCTGATGCAGCGGGTTGCGCGCCAGAGAAAGCACCCCTTGCCTGCTCCATACGCAAACGCCTCTCAGCCGCAGACCTCATTTCTTCAGGAGATTGTCCAAAAATTCGATCAAACAAATTACCGCTAGGCGCAGTAGCACGACGACGCATCAATTCTTCAGCCGCTCCAGGCTCGCCCATCCGAGCCATACGGGCCAAGTCCTCCATGCTAATGTTAGACAAAGAGTACGGCATCGTGCCTGAAATGCCACCATACTGGAAGCGTTTAATGCTGGCAATGCCACCCTCGGCAAAACCCTGCGCATACTTGCGTGTCTCATCAGGCAGACGGGACGGATCAGCCCCAGCCATCAGCCACTTGTCAGTAGCACCTGGCCCCATGTTGTAGGCAATTGCCGCCAACTTAGGGTCGCCATACTTCTCAAGCATCTTGGCGTAATATTCCCGACCCACCCGGCGATACTCATCAGGATTGTTGCCCTCGGCAGGACGAATCCCAAAGCCAGGGTCACGGGCAGTCATCGGCATAACTTGCATTTCACCCATCGCACCCTTAGGTGAAGTCAGCAAATTGCCAGCCTTGTCATAACGACGGCCACCGCTTTCCTTCTGCTCAATCATGGACAAAAGCTCTTCCAAACCCGCAGGTTTGGTAACACTCTTCTGCCGCTCCTCAACCGTCCGAGCAGGCTGATCGCCCTCTTTAACTGATACTCCTTTCTTAACTTCCGTAGAAGTGAAACTCGGAATATTAGAACTAGATGTCAACGTTGACACTTCAGGGGACGCTCCAACCTCTTCGGATTGGCGCAAAGCCATATCACGCATACCCTGCATTTGACGCATGATCTTTCTGATTTCGTCGTTCATCTCGTCTTCAGAATCTTCGTCAAACTGGTCGCCTTCAATGTCAGGTATTCCGCCACGGGCAAATGCCACGATGCCGCCACCCGCATACTGCTCGGGCAGATTGGACTGCAACTGATTCAAACCCTCTGCCTTAGACATGACTTCTTCAGCAATGCTGGGCTGACCCTGCTGGGTCTGGGCAGAAGCATTGCGCATACGCTGCTCCATCTGCACCTTCTGCTCAAGCATGGGAATGCCAATGTAGGGCGGGATTGACCCCGACTGAATGGCTTGTTGAAGTTGCTGAACGCTCAGTCTTTCAGCAATGCCAGCAGGGTTAAAGACAGAATCTATTGCCATGATGCGCCCTTATTGTTTCAACGCCTTGGACATTCCAAGTGCAACGATGCCACCTGTCGGGTCTGACTTGACTGCACCGCCTTTTTTGCCGCCTGGGACAAGTTTGTTGTAAAGACCGTATGCGCCAGCACCAGCTATTCCCAATCCGCCAATCTGCGACAACAGGTTCGGGCCGGGGATTTGGCTAACAGAACCTTGAGAACTGACAGGCATACCAGACAACAAACCACTTAAGAACTGAAGCTGTTGTTGCGGATACATCTTTTGAAACTCAAAATTCTTCATTGCTTGGTTGATGACAGCCTGATCGTTGGCTTGTAGTTGCTGGCCAAACAAGTTTTGCAAGTTAGCAATTGACTGTTGCGCAGCCAACTCTTGGTTTCCTAAAGCGCCCAACTGACTTGCCCCAGTCATTTGCGCCTGAGCCGCATCTATCTTTGATCTTTGGTTCGCAATTGCAGCGTTGAGCGCCGCAGTCTGGTTCATGCCTGCTGCTTGCAGTTTTGCTGCCTGGTTGGCCACAGCCGCTTGTTGCCGGTTGTTCATGTTGGCAAGATCAACCGCCAATTCAGTGTCAACACCAAGTTTTTGCACCGCCAACTTGGCCGCAAGGTTTTGTGAGCCAACATCAATTCCAGCACGCTGGTTGGCAAGCGCAGCTTCCATGCGGGCTTTTTGCTCGGCATTGAATTGCTGAACAGCTTGCTGATATGCGGCTTGCGATCCTGAGGCTTGAATACCTTGGAGGTCACGTTGTAATTGCGCATTGGCTTGGGCACGTTGAAGCGCCGCACCTGAGCCACCAAACATGCCCGACCTTGCGGCTTGTGCCTGTTGCGCTTGCTGGGAAATACCGGCTTGTCGCTTGGCTTCTTGTGCCTGAACATCCACCACCTTCTGCATGTACGGCGAAATGTAGCCTTCAAGGGCACCTTTTTCCGTCATGCTCCGTGGATCGGCAATACGTTCATACGGGTCCATTTGGTATTGCTGAAGATTCGGCTTGTAAGTGCTTTGCGCCGCTTGAATTTGATCGGCAGAAACACTACCAGCCGAAACGCCCGGAATATTCCCCAGACTAGCAATGCCTTGCTTTAGGTAATTTTGTGCATCGCCAAAAGCACTTGGCAAACCCATGCCCAAAGCAGATGCATATGCTGCATATTGAAGCTCATTAGGGCCTGCGACAGAAGCACGGGCGGCAGCCTGTTCACCCGGCCCCATGCCAGCTTTGTATTCAGAGCCTGCAACTGGGGCACCGTATGCAAGATAAGGAACAAAGCCAGTTATCTGGCCAGTCTTAGGGTCTGTGTTGAAAACCTGCTGTTGCGCCGCCCCCAACATAGAACTGACATAAGGTTGTGACCACGGGGACAATCCAGCCGTGGTTTGTGTAGTTTGTGTAGCAGAGGTGGGGCAAAGTCCAGCCATGATTTAACCCTCAAAGAAAAAGTTTTCACCAGCTTTTACATAGCCAGCTCGTTTAAGAATGGATGAAAGATTGTTGTTCTGCTGATAGCTGACAACAACTTGATCTACGCCTTGAGATCGCATGGTGGACCCGGCAAATTTCAGCAATTTACACATGCCAAAAGACCCCCTGAACTCCGGCAGGATGTAATAGAAGATGTCCATGGCGATCAGTTTTCCGTAAAACGGGTTGCGGTACACCATGAAACCTGCGTGCCCCGCTAGTTTACCCTCTGGGGTGCGTAAGGTAAAGTAAGCCACTCCGCCATTTTTTTCAGACAAAATCACCCCAGGAAAGTCGCAAGAATATCCCTCACTGGTGCCATAAAGCTCCCGCCAGTGCAACCCAGTTAAGACGGCAATGTCTGCCGTGTTGTTGGCAAAAAGCTCTTGGCCGCAGATCAGGTCACTCATACGGGTAAGTACTTATCGGCGTTGGTGTCTTTGGCAAACTTCTTTTTACCCATGGTTTTGCGACGGGCAGACTGCACCCGATCCATCATTTCGTAGAGCTTTCTGGCTCCGGCGTCTGTCGAGCCGTTGCCAATTTCAGAAACAATACGTGCGGGAATAACAAACTCGCCGTCAGCCAAACGTGCAGGTTGCTTGCCACCAATAGTTGCAGGAATGTCATCAGAAACTCCATCGCCAGGACCACGCAATAAACGACCACCATCTGAGTACCCGCCAAGGTTGTAGCCGCCTCCTGCCAAAGAAGTGATTCCGCCTTCTGCATACGGCTGGTAACGATACGGCTTGTAGTCTGGGCTAAGTCCAACGCCCACAGGCGTTTGATCAACGCCGCCGCCGCCTCCACCAGCAGTTTGGCCTCCGCCAAGCACACCAGCAGCCAAACTTGCAAGTCCAGCATATTTGAGCATTTCAGCTGCCGTAAGTCCTGCTCCAGCCATACCGGCACCAGCAGTGGTGCCTGCTAAATCTGCTACTCCAGCACCAGCGCCTTCTGGAACTACGGCATTTGCCGCCGCTTGTTGAGCGGCCACATCATCAGCGGCAACATAAGCAGGATTAAAAGTTCCGCCAGCCGACACATAAGCATTGTCCCATGCTGGTACTCCTGAGGGAATGCCCTCGCCGGGATAAATCCCAGTAGTAGATTCCCCAAGTGTTGACAAGTCACTTACGCCTGCACCAAGAGGAAACTCAGTAGTAGGCAAAGAACCGCCCATCTGACCAACACCACCAATGCTTGTCATGATGTCATCAGCACCAGCAAGCCCTGCAATTCCAGCGTTTGATGTAGCAAAATCAGATGCAACCGTGCCAGCCGAAGCGCCGGGAAACGCGCCCTCACCTGCGCCTGCATAAATAGCAGACTCGCCACCACCAAGACCGCCTCCCAATCCAGCGTAATCTTCTGGGTTCATGCTTCCCAGATTAGAGCCACCTGTCAATGACCCTATTCCTTGGCTAATCCCTGTTGTTAAAGCGCCTTTGGCAAGCGCATCTTCAAAGTCTGCGCCGCCTACCATGTTGTAGGCAGTTTGTGCAGCTATTTGAGTTGGTATCGATGTGCCGCCTGTGGCCACCGCCAAAGCAATATTTCCAACTGGGCCAGCATCTCTTACAAAATTACCTAGCATCCCACCGGCTGACCCGCCTTGGTAACGAACAGCAGAATTGTCTAAAAAATTCTTGTCAAAGATTGCCTCGCCTTTGTCATTTATGCCAATTGCAACGTTATAACTTCCAACTCTTGCGCCAATTGGTATGTCATAAAGTCCGTTTCCAAGAGACTGCAAAGAATACGACCCATAGGGCGTTATCATCTTTGACTTGTCGTCAGTGATCTTGTATTCGCCGGAATTAATGGCGTCTGCAATTTTTCCAAGTTGACCACCAGAAAAAGCATTGACATCCTGAAAAACTGCATGTTTTGCAATGCTTTCTGGAGTCTTGTAATCAGGGCTGGCTTTTGGCACCTTGACATAATCAGTGGGTCCCTGCCCACTTTCTTCATCGCCACCTATGCCAACGTACCTAAAGTTGCCCGCCTTTTCTTCTTCGGCTCTTACTTGCGCCTGATATGTTTTATCATTTGTTGCAATTTGTTGTGGCGAAACTTTTATGGCATTACCACTAGGGTCAACCCACCAAGGAATTTCAAACCATCCAGACTCACCATCATAAGCAGTTGTAGTCCCAAGTTTATAGCCAGCTTTTAACAACTGATCTGTTGTCATGCCCGTAGGATTGGTATCGTCCAATTCTGCTGATGTTTGTCTGATTGCCATAATCTTTCCTTTACTCAAATCGTATCATGCGTTCAACGCAGAAACAAATGAAAGCGTTGCCACAACAGACGGGGTGGCAGGCATTGCAAACGGGGAAGTGATAGCCGGTTTGGCCTCCATATAGACCGCCGTGTTGTCTACGGCCGCATACATGCTGACATAATCCCCAGCAGCCAAGTCCACGTAAAAGTTGGCGGCACCGATTACGTGACCATCTACCCCACCGTGACTTGAAGTGATACTGAACTGACTGCCCGTGCCAAGCACATCCACATTGTTTTTTCTTAACCAGATCCAAGCCTCATGGATTTGCGAATCCGTATTGGCAAACTGAACGCTAAATTGGTAATTGTAGATACCAGACTGCTGAACCGTGATGCCGTTGGTTGTGTCGTTGTTGCATCCGCTCAAATAGTCATTCTGGTCGAATGTGACTTCTGTGGCCGTATTGGCTGTAAACGTCAAATCTGTTGTGCGCTGGATGGCGGCGTAGGGAAACTGCAAATACTGCCCACCACGGTCGCCCCAAAGCAACCCCAAAGAATTGCGCAACTGGTTGAAATACAGGCGCAAAACGTTGGAGTATTGGTCTTGGTACCGGCGTTCGTACTGCTCCGTGCCCAACGGCAAGTTGGGCGTTGCAGGGTTGATAATCCGAGCCATTACCGCCGTCCATCCGGGCGAATGTCAATACGTGGCGCACCCAGCTGCCATGCCGTGTTGACCTGGTTGGAACTAATCTTGAAGATCATCTGCCGGCCACGCACACGGGTGTAAATCTGGCCAGTAAACTCTTCCGTAATCACGTAGGTTGAACCCTTGGACACCAGCGCAGATGCGTTATCAATTGACCCAGAGCCTGAGTTATACAGGCCATAGAGCGTCATGGTCACACGGGGGCTGTCATTTGTTACGGGGTCGGTAGAAGAGTTTTGGAACGTCAAGTCAGGCAGGATACGCCACACAAACCCAAAGTTGTGCCCGTCTTGGATGTCAAATTCAGACGAGGAGATATAGGCATTGATGGGCAAAGTTGTCGCAGTCTCATTGTCATTAAGACCGTTTTCGTGGTTCACAATGTTGTGGCTGTATGTGGCCGCTTGCGGATAGTCACGCAATCCCGAATCAGACCAAGCAGTGCGTGCCATCGTGCCGTAGTACCAGACCCCTTCAAGATAGTTGTAAACCACATACTTGTCTATTGTGGTTGAGTTGGCAGAACAGTAGAACCACCAGACCTCATTGAACCCTTCATTGGTGCCAGCAAAAACTTGGTTGGCTTGCGACTGGTTGAAGTCACTAAACACATACCGGCGCAGGTCGCAATTGAGCGTTTGCACCCGACCGTCATATGCATAGAACTTGTCCACACCCATCCAGTACACAACACCTGATGCAACAATGGCAGCGTTTTGGCCCACAATTGAAATGTTGTCACCCATTAACTGAGATTGCCAAACATACGGGGGGCCAAGATACTGAAGCGAATAAATTGCAGAGTCTGTAAGCACCACAATTTCTTGGCGGGTCTGAACCGAGGTAACAATCTCTGAACCATGCGAAAGCCGAACAAACCCAGCCTGACTGGTTGAATCTGGCGTCCAGTTGTATGGGTCGTCTTGATTCGACCAACGGATCAGCATTGGGTCAAGGTCGCTACTACCCCCAATGTCATTGCACCCAAATGCAATAATGAACCGAGAGGTATCTGAAATTGTGAATGAATTGACAACCGTTGGAATGTCAACCGGCGTAATGGTCTGAGTGCCAGATTGCGAACCTGAAGTGTTGACTACTACTCCAGCCGCCGTCAATAAATTAAAAGACAATCCATCTACGTTAAACGCATAATAGACCGTGCCCGCTGTAATGCCCGTTGGCAATGCTCCAGTTGTAGAAAACTTGATGGCCGCACCTTCCGTGTAGAGCACAGTGGATGTGACTACAGCCGGTGACGCAATGGTGATCGTGGCCGTTCCACCCAAAGAATTTAAAAGCACTCCCCGAGTAGTAACGTTATTTGTGGCATCCCAGTAATACAGGCCACCGCCCCTCGGCGCAAACACCAAATCTTCGCCGTAGTTCATCTGACTCCAAAGGCGAATTGATGAAAAAATAGCCGACGGGCTTCCAATCCCCCACTTTCCAGCGCCCCAATTACCAGCCCCCCAGCCAGTAGCGGGCACTACATAAGAAGGTCCCACGTTAATCTGATATGCGGCAACAACAGCTGCCCCGCCCCCAGGAGAGCCCGCAATTGCTGTTGCGTTGGGCACCACAGGCAACTGAATTGTGTATGTGCTTGAGCTTACAACGGTGACTTGATACTCTTGATTGAGCACCGCCGCCGTGATGTTTGTGCCGACACCACCAATGTCCACCGCCCCGCTAAACGTTACAAAATCCCCTGTCACACAACCGTGATCTGTGTCTGTCACCGTGCAAGTCGTTGATGCGGTCAGGGCAAACGGGTTATTGTTAATCGTGACTGTGGCACGAATTGGTGTAATGTCGTTGTACGCCCCGCCCTTTTCTATGTAAAACTTGAGGTTAGTGCCAACGCCAAGCAGATTTGAAAAGTTAAGAGTCACCCAGTTCCATAAAGAACGGCAAATACCCAAAAATGTGCTGGAAGATATGCGTTGCCAGCCGCCAATAGCCTCTGGGTTGCCTTGGCGAAAACGAATTTTGTCGCACTCGTACCAGCCGCCCTCGGTCGTGTACCGAGTATTCTCACGGTTGACGCCAGGTTTAAAGAGGATTTTGGTTAATGGCATGACAGTATTTTCCCTTTAAGAGAGGAAAAGCGCAATCTCGGCTTCGCGTCGTCTGACCAGCCCTGGCAGCACTTTTCCACCCCCTTTTGTCCATTGTCTGAAGGCTTCCGCCGCCCCTTCCCAATCGCCTCGGTTTGCCCGAATTCTGATCTGGGAGCGTTGCAGATTACCTAGCCCTGCGTTGTACGCAAAAGATACAAGAGCGTCGAAAGCGCCTTGACGCCCATCCACGCCGGGAATAAGACGTAGAACACCCCGTTCAAAAGCTCCGACATCAGCACGGAATAGTTCGTCAATCTCCGGTTTCGTCCAGACACGGTTATCCTCCGGTTTGAGCGGGAAGTCCTTGCGGATCATGCCCTCATAGCCCTCTTTCTTCACCACGGGCAGGCGAATCTGCTCCTGATACAACACGTGTCCGTACCCAATCGTCCAGATATGGGCGGGGCAGAGGTAGGGTTTGTCCCTATACCCCTCAAACTTGTGCATCAGGGCCTCACCCGCCGGGCTGAGTTTCATCTCTTAGACCACTGGCGTGACCCAAACCAGAAGCCCACAATCCCCCCAAGCATCGCCATCTCATCTTGACTGAAGATCAGGTCAGAGTAGCGGATGATGTCATCGATGCTGGTGATCAGGTGCGGGTGGTTCCATAGGTAAAGCGCCATGAAGCCGTTGATCAAGAGCAACTCAATGATGAAGATGTACGTCACGGTCGGGCGAACCGTCCCAACGTAGTTGGCCACCCAACGGGAGGCTTTCTCCAGCACCTTCTCGTCATGCGCCAGCGCCGCTTGGGTCATCTGCGCTTCGGTCTGCATGGCCACCTGCTCGGCGCGAATCTCTTCGACTCGGGCCTGGGCGGCAAAACCTGCTGCGGCAAGGGCCAACTCACGTTCACTCTGCGCCCGAACCAACTCCAGTTCGTGCTTCTGGTCGGCCTTGTTTTGGAAGTATTCCAGCAGTTTGGGCAGGCCGGAGATCAGCAAGCCGCCAAGGGTTGAGAGAAGTGACAGCATTATTTTTTACCCAGCCTTTCTCTTTCTTCAAGAAGTTTGACCTTGACCTGAAGTTCATTGATATCCTTGTAAATCTGCTCTTTGAGTTGGTGCCTGCGCTCGGCGCTGATCGGGCTGTCGGTTGGCACGCCCTCTTTGGTGATCAAGGCAGGCATCTGCCCCTCGATTTTGGTCAAACGCTCAGAGAATGAAGCAACTTGCCCAAGCAACCAAGCAAGGGATGCCACTACGATTGGGATAACCGCTTTGAGTACGTCTGACCATGCCATCATTTGTCCTTTGCAAACATAATGCCCTGAATCACCAGCCAGATCAGAGGCGGCACCAGAAGCACAACCAGCACAATTCCAATCACCAGATTCACCAACTCAGCCATCTTTCTGGCTCTGACACGGGCGGCATCGTTGGCTCTGCGTCTGGCTTCCCGTTCGGCCTCTTCGCCCTCTTGAACCCGTTTCATGATGTTGTTCCAAACATCGGCATGGCCGGTCTGGAAAAAGATCATCTTGAGTTCTTCTTCAAACTTCTTTTGCGACAGTAACTGCAACTCAATCTGAATGGCCTGCGCCAAAGACGAACCGCCTTGTTTTTTAGCCTGATCAAGCGCTTTTACTGTCTTTTGTTTCTCTCCAAAATACTGACCCAGCAATGGCCCAAGACTGGCAACATCATCGACCGTGGCTTTGGCCTTCTTGATGACCTCCACCGTTTTTTGCACAGCCGCAAACGCAGCCATTGCGGTTGTGATTGGATCCATGATTCACTTTTATCCCCCAAAGCTGACATCTGCCAAAGGCGCTTCAGAGTATGCGCCGCCAATAACCAAAACGCCACCCCCGCCACCCCCGCCCACAAAAGCCAAAACAATTCCAGCCATTTCAGACCCCCACAGTAAAGACAACCGTGTTGTCAGCCACAAAAACCAAGTTCACCAACGCCCTCGGAGCAACCTCAAAGTGACTCTTGTGCATGGGCTGGCTTGACCTGTAAGCGTGTTCAATCTGGCTCTCCAGCGTGGTGAATAGCCCAGTGTTGTTGAACAAAACAAGGATGTCCCCCTCTCGAAAGACATCCTTTGGAAGCGTGATCACCGTCTGGACATCCAAACGGATGATCTTGCCCAAATGCTCACGGTTTAGCGTCAGTTTCATTGCGCCCACACAGGTTTCGGATACTTTGCCTTGACCGCCTGAATCTTGGCTTGCATTGCCGCCGCCGCATCGCCACCCTTCCACTGGGCATCCAATTGATCACCCACTAAGGGGTACTCAGCACGGCGCTTGGCGTAGTAGTCAGGAATCTCAGGACGCACAATTTCAGACTTATCGATGGGCACAGTGGTGGTTTCGCCAGTCATCGGGTCTTGAACCTCCCGAGTCTTGGGGGTCAGAGCCGCCCACTGCGCCTCCTTGTAGTCAATTTCAGCGCCAACGCTTGCTACACAGCCAATAACAAATGTGGACAGGTCTGCGCCTTGAGGAACAAACACTTGCCAGTCATAGGTCTGCCCGTTGTGGTCAACCTTCAACAGCGCAATGGCTCGTTCTTCAGCGCCAGATTGCAGTCCTTCAAGAGATACGGTAGTCATTTAACAGCCTCCAATCGGAAATTTTTGCCGGGATGCAAGCCCTTTACAGGCAGGATTTGAATGTCTTTGTAGCCGACAGTCAAGCACAGATCAGTCAGCGTTTGAGGGGTGTAGCCCCAAAGGTGAGGGGATAACGCACCCTTCTCCTGAGTCTCAGGTGTCACATGGTCAACATACGCCCCGAACATACACATGGCAGTCGTGTGCTTCTCTGCCCCTGTTTGAGAAATGAAGTCCTTGCACAAGGCTTCCAGATCAGGGGTTTCCAGCACCAACTTGCCACCCTGTTTCAGTGTGTTAAACCACTTACCCAAGACTTCAGGCGCACGGTGTTGGGGGATATGCTCAATCACATGGCTTGCCATGATCTCATCAGCAATGCCTTCAGGCAAGTCCAATTTCATGATGTCTTGCTTGATGTCGGCGGCTTCGCCATACATATCCACGCCCATGTAGCCATCAATGCGGTCTTGCCCACAGCCCATGTTAAAGCGGATCGGCTGATTCTCTGCCTGCATCTGAGCAAGGATTGCTTTGTAGCCAGCAGAAGCACCTGTTCCCTCTGGCAGTCGGTCATGCCAGCGGCGGTCAATAAAGTCCTTATCGTCCAGCGTCAGGGGGCGGGTGGGCTTGATGTTGGTGTAGTATTTCTTGAGGTCAACAGAAGGGTGCGCCGTGTACATCCCTGTTGCCAAGTCCATGTGCAAGCACTGAACATCCGTGTTAACCAGCAGTTTCGTGCCCCGCTTATGCAGTCGATGGACAAAGAAGTTGTCTTCCCCAATAAAAGGAATCGTCCCCTTTGGGCCAGACACATTGTTACCAATACAGCAGAAGGGCAACTCAGGCTCTTCTTCTTTCATCTTTTTGAGCAGGCTGATGGGGATCATCATCACATCCATGCCTGTCTGCCAAGCGTCAATCAGTTGCCCGGGGTCTACATTGGGGATGGTAATCCAATCGCCATTACGAACCATGATCATGGCATCTGAACACTTGATGTAGTACACCCCAGTCACCACTGCATCAGGGTTCTCTTCACAGGTTTTGTGCAGGATTTTGAAGGCATCATAGGGCAGAACAGTGTCTTCCCCGATGAACAGCAGATACTTGGCTCCTGACTCCAATGCCTGTTCAATCAGGTAGTTTCGAGCCACATCAACCTTTTCCCCGCCAATGTGAACAAACCCATGAGAGAAGCCCATCAGGTCAATGTGCAAGCCGTCATACCCATCAAAGTTCTGGGCGGCAGTTTCGTTCAAGTCTCGGCGTGGTTGTGCAATCAAAACATACGGCGCAATCGACTTGGACTCGTCATATATTTCTTGCATCAAGTTGATGATCTTTTCTCGGCTGTACATCTGTTCTCCTCAGAATTTGTTAAAGAATGGAGACAGAGCATAACCGATGTTTTGCGGAACGCCAGTGGAAATTTTTTGACCTACAGCGCCGCCATATGGAATAAATGTGATTGATCCATCTGGCGAAAGAACTCCCCCAGCATAGGTATTACTTCCAGTGTAAACAAGAGAATATGTAGAAACAACTCCAGTGGCTGAAATTTTTTGCCCTACTGGTGAACTTGTTGGAACAAAATGGATGTCGCCATTAGGCGCAAGAACACCACCTCGGTATTCAGTGAGAGATGTATATGCTAATGAATATGTAGATACTACTCCAGCAGAAGATATTTTTTGACCTACAGACGCTCTATTTGGAATAAAATGAAGATCGCCAGTAGGAGACAAAACGCCGCCGTTATATGCCTCTACTGTTGTATAAATAAGTGAATATGTTGAAACCACTCCAGCCGCAGATATTTTTTGCCCAACTACTGCGGAAGCAGGAACAAAATGAATGTCGCCGTTAGAAGCCAAAACACCACCTTGATAAGCAATTGATTTCGTGTAAACCAGTGAATATGTTGAAACCACTCCTGCGGATGATATTTTTTGTCCTCTGTTGGCGTTATACGGAACAAAATGAATGTCTCCATTGGGGGCAAGAACGCCACCAAAATATGAATTAACTTCTGTATAAAGCAAAGAGTATGTAGATACAACTCCAGAGGCTGATATTTTTTGTCCCGGAGTGCCGATAAAAGAAATAAAGTGAATATCCCCATTAGATGCAAGTACGCCGCCCGAATATGCATTGGTTGTTGTGTACACAAGAGAATATGTGCTGACTACTCCAGAAGCAGAAATTTTCTGTCCTCTATTTGCTCTGTGAGGAACAAAATGTATGTCCCCATTAGAGGCTAAAACACCACCATAATACGCTAATGATGCTGTATAAACCAAACTGAAAGTGCTGATCACTCCATTCGTGCTGTTATTTGAATACGGCACACCATTGATCACGCCAGCATCAAGGTACTTTTTCAGGTTTGTCCAAGCAACCAAATCAGTCCCGACACTTGAGTTGTCAGCCGTTGGCACTTGCCCTTCAGTCGCATCAGCGGGGTAGGTACAGAACACATCCTTGCTACCAGCCCCCCAGTTCACAGCGTTGTTGGAGTTGGATGATTCAAGGATAGTTGTTCTGGCAAGAGTTGTTCCAGAGGCAGTGTAAGTGCCAACCCCAATCTCCCAATCCGTTCCGTTTGTGGCGCAGTAGTAAGTTGTGTTGCCATCGCCAATGACAGAGAAAGACTGAAACCCTGCCACTGCCGATCCAAGCGTGTATGTCCCAGTGCCAGTCGTTGTGCTGGTCACTTTGACACGATCTTTGACTACGAATGCCATGTTTCAGTCCTTCAGAATTTGTTCAGGTAACTGCTCAAGCAGACATCTGATGGAAATGGTAGTGCAGAACAGGTAGAGATTTTTTGTCCAACAGATGCCCAATGAGGGATAAAATTAATATCGCCATTAGGAGAAAGAACTCCTCCTAAATAAGCTGTTGCAGTCGTGTAAACCAGTGAGTATGTAGACACAACACCACTCGCAGAAATTTTTTGACCTCTGTTTGCGTTATATGGGACAAAATGAATGTCCCCATTTGGGGCTAAAACGCCACCAAAATAAGCACTTGTTGTTGTGTAAACCAGAGAATATGTGGAAACAACTCCAGCAGCAGATATTTTTTGCCCAACTACTGCGCTACCCGAAACAAAGTGAATGTCGCCGTTGGGGGCAATAACGCCTCCACGATAAGCAGAAGTTGTTGTGTAGACAAGAGAATAAGTTGAAACCACCCCAGATGTGTTTATTTTTTGCCCGACTGTTGCGTTTGTTGGAATAAAGTGAATATCTCCATTAGGCGAAAGTACGCCTCCGTTGTAAGCAGAAGTTGTTGTGTACACCAAAGAATAGGTGGACACTACACCTGCGGCAGAGATCTTTTGACCTCTGTTTGCAGAGCGAGGAATAAAATGAATATCGCCGTTTGGAGCCAAAATGCCGCCAACATATGCACCTGCACTAGCCGTATAAACAAGTGAATATGTAGACACAATACCAGAGGCTGAAATTTTTTGGCCAACTGAAGCAACATAAGGGACAAAGTGTATGTCGCCATTTGAAGTTAACACTCCACCTTGATAAGCATTTGTTGTTGTGTAGACCAGTGAATATGTAGAAACAACCCCACTTGCAGAAATTTTTTGACCAACTGGCGTGTCAATTGGAACAAAATGAATATCTCCATTTTGCGCTAAAACACCCCCAGCATATGTGCCCAAGCCTGTATATACCAAACTGTAAGTGCTGATCACTCCGTTCGTGCCGTTGTTTTTGAATGCAACCCCAGCATTCACGCTCTTTTGCAGTTTCTTTTGGAAATTGTCAAACGCAACCCCATCCGTGCCAATACTGCTGTTGTCAGCCGTGGCATCCGTTCCCTGCACATTCTCTGCGGGTTGAGGGATAAATACACTACTTGATCCAGACAGGCTCACCAGCGCATTGCTGTTGCTTGATGCCAGCACATAGTCACGGCTCAGGGTCGTTCCAGACGCTGTGTATGTCCCAATACCCACTTCCCAGTTTGTGCCGTTCACAATGGTGTAGTAGGTCTGGTTGCCATCACCCACGCCCGAGAAGTCGGCGTAACCAGAAACAGCCGATCCAAGGGTCAGTGTGCCCGTCCCTGCTGTGGTCGTTGTGACTTGAACTCGGTCTTTTAGTACAAATGCCATGATCAGAACTTATTCAAGAATGAACCCAAGCATACGCCGAGTCCAAGGGGTTGACCGGGGTTGGTAGAAATTTTTTGCCCTCTGACGGCGCTGTACGGAATAAAGGTAATTGAGCCATCTGGAGAAAGAATGCCCCCAATATACGCATCAGTTGTTGTGTAAACAAGGGAATATGTAGAAACAACGCCAGCGGCAGATATTTTTTGTCCTCTTGTGGCTCTGCCAGGAACAAAATGAATGTCTCCATTGGGAGCCAAAACACCGCCTTGATAGGCAAGCGCTGTTGTATAAACCAATGAATAAGTAGACACAACCCCAGATGCTGATATTTTTTGACCCCTGTTTGCAGAAAGAGGTATAAAGTGAATATCCCCATTAGGGGCTAATATTCCACCAGCATATGCGTTGGAGGCCGTGTAAACCAGTGAATAGGTAGATACAACTCCAGCAGCAGATATTTTTTGACCTACTGAGGCGGAAACAGGAACAAAATGAATGTCACCGTTAGTTGCAAGAACCCCGCCAGAATATGCAGGGTTTTGTGTATAAACAAGAGAATATGTAGAAACGACACCCGCCGCAGAAACTTTTTGCCCCCTTTGTGCGCCGTTTGGAATAAAATGAATATCTCCGTTGGGCGCAATAACGCCGCCACGATAACCAACTGTAGTTGTATAAACTAGAGAATATGTAGAAACCACGCCAGATGCCGAAATTTTTTGGCCTACTTGTGCGCTGTTTGGAATAAAATGAATGTCGCCGTTTGGGGCTAAAACACCTCCAGTATATACGCCTGCTGTATAAACAAGAGAGTATGTAGAAACCACTCCAGCAGAAGAAACTTTTTGTCCTCTATTTCCAACGTACGGTACAAAATGAATGTCTCCGTTTGGCGCAAGAACTCCTCCAGCATAAGCACCAGTTGTTGTATAAACCAAACTAAAAGTGCTGACCACCCCATTTGTATTGTTGTTCCCAAACAGTGTGCCGCCCTGCACCCCTTGGTTCAGTGCTGACTGGAATGCCGCAAAACCAGCCAAGTCTGTGCCAATCTCCGATCCGTCCGATGAGGGAATGGCGTTATTGGCGGCGGCTGAAGGCATGACGCACAGGGCATCCTTTGTCCCTGCGCCCCAGTTGACTGCGGCTCCGCTGTTGCTCGACCCAAGAATCTGATCACGGCTCAGAGTCGTACCGCTGGAAGTGTAGGTTCCAATACCCACTTCCCAGTCGGTCGTGCCCTTGACCAAGTAATAGGTCTGGTTTCCGTCACCGATGGCTGAGAAAGCCTGATAACCTGCGGCGGCAGTTCCAAGCGTGTATGTCCCCGTCCCAGTGGTCGTGGTCGTGGACTTAACCCTGTTTTTGAGGACGAGTGGCATTACGACACATTCCCAGTGATGACACAGACAGTTCCAGAGACAAACAAGATGTTTGCCACACCACGGGTTGCCAGCGATACCGTTGCCTTGTCTGAGTCAGTGCCAGCAATGTAGGCAGTGGTAATCGTGCAAGTAATTGTGATTGAACCTGTCGTGTTGTTGAAGATCAAAACCGCATCCCCCGAAGAGAATGTAGCGTCTGGAATGGTGATTGAGCCGCCAGTGCCCACGCCAACAACCCGGCCAACATCAGCCGGGGTTATTGAATAGGAAGTTGTTTTGTCAGTCACATACGGGATGTTTAAAAATCCGCTTGCAACCTTAACAAAATCACTTCCATTCCACGCAACAACAGCACGCTCAGAAGGATTGACGGTAACACCCGTTGTTGGGCCGGCGCCAACAAGCTTTACCTGCTGATTGGTAGATGTTGCGTTGACTATGATGTAAGTTTTGCTGGTGGCCGGTGCCGTGATCGTCAGCAAACTTGCTGGGTTTCCCGTGCAGTTGATGATTTGGTACTGAGAAGAACCTGTAGAGCCTGAGGCAACTTGGGTCAATGCACTACCATTCGTTGTCGAAAGCGTGACTGTTGTTTGGTTTCCGCTGATAGTCTGCGCTCCGGCAACCGAGGCATCTACGTATTCGGTGATGTAATCGTTGACAGTATCACCCCAGGTGCCGTCTAGTTCACCAGTAACTGGAAGCGCCAGCCCAAGCAAAGATGTGTATGCTGTTGTCATTCAAGACCCCTTTATGTGTCAATCACAGTCCACCCAGCATTCTGGGTATCATCAATCAAAGTCCAGTTTGCCGCCTGCGTGTTACTGATATTTTGCCAGTTTGCACTCTGGCTGTCATCAATAATCTCCCAGTACAACTGCTGCAAAACGGCGTCTTGAGCCGTAGCAGTTTCCAGCAAAATCCCAATAAAGTTTGCCGCCGCCGAATCTGCGTCAGAGGCTATTGCCGTTTCAGCAACAGAAATGCCGTAATTTGGCGTCGAAGCAACTATATCCCCTCCAGACGCCAACTCGGTTATTTGTGCATCAAAAAGCAAAATTACCGAAATTGTGTCAGAGCCAGAGGCCGACTCTTCAATCACACTTACAAAAGTAAATGCCGATGCAGTTTCATCTGCGCCCGTGGAAGTCTCAGAAACAGATACTACAAATGTTGGCGTTGAAGAAATTTGGTCAGATGCTGTTCCCAACTCGGAAACGGCAGCCCCATAGGTTGGCGTTGAGGATGTTTGATCTGCGCCGGTAGCACTTTCCAAAACGCTAGAAAATGGTTGAAAACTTGCCTGCGTGGCGTCTGAGCCAGAGCTTGTTTCAAAAATTGAAGCCCCAACAGAAACCAAAGAGCTGACCGAATCCGATCCTGTTCCATTCTCCGTGATCACCACGCCCAGCGCAGCAAGTGCAGAAATAGCATCAGAACCAGTGGCCGACTCTACTACCGATCTGGAAATTATTTGGATAGAAGCAGTGCTATCGGCTCCTGTAGAAGATTCAGATGCCGAGCGGTCGTAGACTGAGCGACCCCAGCCTGCCTGCCCCCAAGCACCTGAACCCCACCCGCCCTCGGCCATGGTTCATCCTTATGCCGAGAGGCTGAATGTGTACGTTACAGAAAGAATGTCACCAGAAACAACTGAACGATCACCGGGGGCTTGAAAATCAGCGGCAGAAAACAGTGTCCCCGTGGTTCCACCCTTTGTGTTGTTGCTGGTCAAAAACGCCCCACCCACAGTAACCGTGTTGTTCATAGTGAACGTGGCTTTGCTGGCAGTGTTGGTAACAACAGAAGGGTTTGCATTTGTCGCCGCTGCAAAAGTAGCAGCGGGGCGAGTAGATTCACTGTAATCAGTTACCTCAGTCCAGCCACCATGAGAACTCATAGAGTCGCCAGCAGCAGGATTGTTGCTCGACGCTGCCCCGTATATCCCCAGATACCAAGATGTAATCTGCGACGTAGATGTCAAAGCTGTACCGGCCATGTACTGAAGACCTACGTTGACCACCAGATTGGGTGTCTCGGCTACCCACTTTAGATTGCCATCTTTGTCGTGGCATTCCACAACATATTTTCCTGTGGCACGTGCGCCCTCAGAAGAGCCAGTGTTAGCAATTAGACCACCAGAAATTTGGTCTTTTGCTTTGAGTTTTTCCGTGGTCATGGTTGCTCCTTATACAAGTCGAATGAGCGCAGATGTGCTGGTGTTGGCTGGCATCTGCACAGTAAAAGTTGAAGAAGATGTTTTGTCGTTTCCAAAATCAAGCACACACACCGCGCCGTTATCTCCAGGCGTATAAATCAATGCACCACGTGCCGTGATCACACCTGTCCAAGACGGCGAAGAAAAGTTGATATAGGTTGTGCTACCGCTTGATGTTGCTTCTGTAGATACCGTAGCCGTTACAACTTCTCCACCGGCCACATAATCCCCGCCTGAAGCCTCACCATCAGTGGTGTAAGCCGTAGTTTGGGCATTTAAAGTAGCTGTGTTGGTGTACAACGCCAAATAGAAAGTATCCGTGGCAAAGTTAATCGTGCCGTCAACCAAGCCAGATCGAAGTGTGTTACAAGAAAAATTTCCTGTGAAAGCCATCAAGCAACCCCACTATTTTGCGGCAAAGGCGGCGCACGGAACTGGCCACTGCGGTACGCATCGCTGCGCTCCAGCCCATCGCCAAGACGCTTGGCCAACGACAACGCTTCCATGTACTTCTGGTTGTAGAAGGCCATGATGTCTTGCTCACCCTTCATGTAGGTGTAAGCCTCGACTAACGAGCCGTACAACAGCACCGTATCAAAGTTGTCTCCCAGCCAAGTTTGGCCATCAGGCGCAACAGTGATTGACTCGGGATAGTAGTAATAGTGCAACTCAACTCCGTATGCCGCATCAGGAGTTGGACCAAGAATAAGACTCAACTCATCTGACACGGTAGTGCCACTTACATACGGGCCAAACAGTGCATAGTATCTGGGAATACCTGTGTCTGTTGTTGGATTTGGATATGCTTGACGAATGAAGTTAACGTCTTTGTTAAGCAAATATTCATATGCACCAGTGCCATCAATCACCGCCAAAGAGTATGGCGCTAAAAAATCACTGGGCGCTTGAAGATACTTGTTGCCAGACGTTGTAGTACCCGTCACGTTTTTACGTAATGATGGAAACTGCACCGAGTTATAGATGCGCTGCTCCGCCTGTGTAACAAACACAGGAATCTGCGCCACGAAATCGGAACTGATGTTTTCCGTGTACGCCTGAATCGCATCACTTAACTGGGTGTAATTCATCTATCACCTCAACCCATTGGCCCGCGCGCCATCACGCCTTTGGTCGCAGCGCCAGTGCCGCGAATCTTGATGCCTGTGGTTTTTTCAGCGGGAAAATTACCTTTGCTAATTCCGCCAACAGACATATTCATTTCATTCATGCACTCAGCACCAGTCTTTTTGGACACGGCAGAGTTAATGTTGAATTTTTCACCTTTCATAGTGTGCGGCTGGGCATAAATGCCAGCATCACCTACTTCTTTGCCCATCATTTTTGCGCTGTACTTAGCCATTATTTGCTCCGCGATTTTTGGTTCATGGCGCGAGCCAAATTACGACCATACTTCTTCATCTCCAAAGAAGTAACGCCGCCCTTTTTCATGCCTTTGTGCATACGCTTTTCGTGCGCTTTCACTTCCTTGTCGGCAATCGCCTTGACTTCCTTTTTGTCCATGTTCGACTCCTTACGTCGTTGTTACCGTGATTGTGCCTAAATTTACCGTCAAAACCAAGTTGTTTGGCGTCAATCCGGCATCATTTAACCGAGAGCCACCAACCGGGTTCCAACCCCACTGAAAGATTCGACTACCAGCCTCTGGCGTGCCCACAGCATCTGGCCCTGTACCGCCATTAAGTTCAATCTGCAACCCGCTAGTTCCAGACAACTGGTAACTGACATCAGGCCGTGGTTCACGCACAGCCTGGGGGTCATATACAGGGTACATACCCAACTGCAACTGCGGCTGGTCAGGTTCCCAACACTCAGGGCAAACCAGAATACTGACCTGTTTGGTCTTAATAGTCAGTTTACGCAGCTGCTTGAGCATGTACCGTTGGGCACAACGGTCACACTCCGCAATTGAGTATTTGCCTGATGCGTACTTAGGACCGGCCATGAATCACCTGTAGTACAGAACCCGAGGCACAAACCGAATGTTGGCCTTCTCGCGGTCTTCATCAGCGGCCAACTGCCACTGTTGCTCATACTCCATCTTGAGTGCGGCAACACGATTTGGATCAACATTAGGCAACTTCATGGACAGTTTGTAAGCCAAGCCTGCAACCATGCACTCTACCAAACGGAAAGGAATGTCCTCAGTTCTTGCCCCTGTTCCAGCATCTTGAATACGACGCATACGCCAGTAAACAAACATATAGAACGGATTGCCAATAGAACCTTGATTAGGAATCGGCCAAATGTTGATTGACGGAGGGCGGGTTACATAGACATCAGCTCCGTTGCTATGCGTGGTAGCAACAGTGTCTTGCTGGCCACGGCCACAATAGGAGATGTACCCAGCAGTCGTGCCCGTCTTTGTAAGGTTGCTGTAACTAATGACTTCGTTGTCAATCTTTACAAAGCCAGCCGCAGCCAACCCATTTACGTTCGTCAGGTAAATGGTTGTGTCTGTTGCGCTGTTAATTGCCTGAGACAAAGTGGTAGTGGCCGTAGAGTTTGTTTCGGCAGTCTGGCGGTTAATCCAGACCTGAATCGGCCTACCTTGGGCGTACTTGTTGGGAATCGTTGAGTACGTTGACTCACTGATACGATTGATGTTGATGTCAATCTGGGTTGTACCCTGGCCAGCATTGGTTCGTGTCACCTGATCCAACAGATCAATTGTGTCATTTGGCAAAGCGTAAATGGCTTGATTAGGGTACAGAGGAATTTGCCCTTCTTCAATTGTCCACAGGTTAATACCACGGTTTGCCCACTCAATGGTCAGCAAATTCAAACTACGACGGGCCGTTTTAAAATCATAGCCTGTGCGTAATTCAGAACCGCAACGCTCAAACGCCTCTTCAATGAGGTCGTTGACATCAAGGTTAAAGACTGAAGTGCCCGTGGTTGTCATGAATTACCCGCGAATACGATTAAGCAAATTGGAAATTCCACCAGAACCACTACCAATGCGTCTCCTCAAATTTTGAAGTGCTTCTGGCATCATGCGCTGTTGCGGGGGCTGTCTTCCAACTGAAGTAATTGGCTGACCAAGCCTTGAATCATTAACAGGCGGTCTGCTGACTTGAGGTGGAAGAGTAAAAGGCGTACCGCCACCATACTGGGGACCGGTCGGATAGGGCTGACCCCTGACGTCACCATACTGAGGAACACCCTGACGAGCGTTGTAGTTTGCTATGAAATCTTGCTTTATCTTGTCCATATCGGCGCCGGGAGCATACCGCGCCATTGCTGAGTGTTGTCTCCAAGCGTCTTCTGCGCTCCTTGGCTGACCCATACCGCCACCATACTGAGGAACACCAGTAAGCGGTCTGCCAACTTGAGTAACAACCCCCTCCTGACCAAACTGAGGGCCGGTCGGATTACTCATAGTGCCGGGGCCAAAATAACCCTTGTCAGTAATGTAGGGCTGTCCCATATCACCGACAGGCAGTGTGCTGGCAAGCGCAGGGTAAGGCCCGTTAGCGCCAGACGGAGTGCCTTGCAACAACCTACTAAGCATTTCAGGCGATATACCAGCACCCGGCCCTTGCGGAAAAGGAACGCCAGAACTACCACGACCCATAATGTCTTGCGTAGTTGTGGTGTTGACAGAACTGAACTGGGGAGGTTGCCCGCCCAAAAACGGGTTTTGCATCGGGGCAGGCATACCGCCTAAGCCAATACCCCCCAGTGCCGAACCGATTGCAGGCCCCAAAGCCGCAAACCCTTGAGGTTGCTGGCCAGGGGTTGGCGGAGAATTAATGATGTCATACCCAACCCGCATACCACCACCCGGCTGTGGCGGGGGAGGGGTCATTGTGGAAGGGGTTGGAGAATATGAGCCTGTCATGGCAGAACCGCCTTGTTGACCTGCATTATTAAGTGGTGCAAAACTTCCCATTTATTTCTCCAATTTTTTCAATGTTTGTGCAAGCCGAGCACGTTGCCCAATTTTGCCTGACTTCTTTGCTGCTGTGGCGAGCTTTTTGGCGGGAATAGGTTTCCCTTCTTTCACGCCAAGTTCTGACCTTAACGCGCCAGGTTTTTTGATTGCTTTCTGAATCCATTTCTCAGCCATTACCTATACCTCGCAGTTTTCTGCGCAATCCCCTTGGGTTGCTTTACAAACTGTTTACCTGCCTTCTTGCCTGCGCGCTTTGCCTTGGTGGTGGCCGCATACTCAGAAGGCGATAAGGCTTTGATCGCAGCCTCGGGCAGATACCGCTCTCCCGTCTTTGAAGACGGTTTGCCAGACTTGGTACGCCACTTCTGCGCACCCCAGTCTTTGAGCGATTTCTGCGGGTCTTTCACTTATATCCCCCACCCTTGGCTTTGTACTGCTTGGCCAGCAACTGCGCTTTGCGGGCGCTCCACTGACCTGCTCCAGTACCTTGCACAGCCCGAGACTTGATGGACTCAAACAAAGACTTACGCATCCCAGGCTTGGTGTAGTTTCCAGCCTCATTGACCTTTGACTTTACTTTTCCGCCCTCGGCGTACTGGGTAAAGTCAGTGTTGTCACGACGAGACTTGCGCTTCCCAGCAGGCATCTTGCTGGGATTGATGTCGCCCATGCCCCGGCTGGCCCTCATGGTTAGACAATCTTTCCGCGTGTGTGACCACGCTCTGCGCAACCATCAGCACGCTTAGAGGCGCTGGAAACTTTTCCACCGCTCTTCATAGAAGTGCGTGATTTGTTGTAAGCCTTCTCGGCCGCACGCATCATGCGATCTTCTTTGAGTTGGTCAGCCATGCCCATGGCGTCCATCGGAGAAACATAGTCCTCCTCGGGAACGTTGACGGGACGGGGATTGATTCGACCCCGGCCGGCCCCTGCCGTCGGGAAACGAGCGCCCACAACAACTTCTTGCTCGGGCATCATCTTGGGCATCTTGGGCATGTCTATTCCAATCAGCAGGCTTTGCCGCCGTAACGCATGTTCTTGCTACCAGCCATGGCAACCTTCATGCCGCGTGTCTTGCCTTTCTTGGCAATACCATCAGCCGACTTATGACCAGCAGCCAAACCACCAGAAGCCATCTTCTTGGTCTTGCCACCACTCTTCATGCCAGCCTCGGCCATCTCATGCTTGATCATGGACTTAGGGGCGCCAGCCTTCTTCATAAAGCCGACTTCTTTTTTCATCATTGCCTTGGATTCTTTCATGTCACCACCTTTGGAAAATTTGCGGCCTTCGTCGGCCTTCATAAAATCTTTGCCCACAGAAGTAGGCACCCCGGCTTTCTTGGCAAACGCTGGGTTGTTGGCCACCGCAGCCATGAAATTGTGTTGTTTCTTGCTAGTTGAAGGCACTTCGATTTTCCTTAATGAATGTGTCGATTTTTGCTTCCAACCGATCCAACCGGTCTAAAACTCGGTTGATGTCGTTGTGAACTTCTACCTTGGTCACGTATTCCTTGGCAATCTCCTCCCTGGTGCGATTCAGCAGAATCTGCACCCTCTGGAGTTCGGCCGACTTCTCCTTGAGACTCCATCCGAGTAACCCAAGTAATGTAGTCAGCAAGGCATTCCATATCATCAATTCCATTTCAGCAATTCCATGCTCTCAATGATTTGTTGATTCGAGAATCTGGGTCTTTCTTTGTCTTCTCGCTGGTGAGCTTTTCCTTCATACCCTCCATCCTGGCGCAGAAGGAAGCACGGCGTCCGGCGTCTTTCTTTGTTTTGGGTTTGGGAGCGGGAGGCTTGAGATTCATCCCCTGTGCTTTGGCAGAGGCGCGGCCTTTGGCGTTCAGACCGCCCTTGGGATTCTTGCCTTCTTTGCGTTGCCATGCTGGTGTCTTAGCCATTTGCAACCTTCAATTTCTTTTTGCGGATTTCATCTAGCAGAGGCATCAACACTTCAGTCTTGAAGTCGTTGGTGAATTCTTCTGTGCCAACGTGTGGCAAGCTGATCTCCACATCAAGCCAAACTTTGTAACCCAAAGCGCGGGCAGCATCGCAGAACGCATAGTCCTCGCCCACAAACATTCCGTCTTTGAGTTTAAATTCAAATATGTTGGCAACTTTGCCAACACCGTCTTGTCCTAAGTACGTATCCGCCCTCTCAGCCAGCGCCTCAATAACGCCACGACGGACTAACATGAACCCAGTGCCCACACGATTAACACGCATCATGGAGCCTTCAAACTCCAAGTTGCCTTCGTCGTCGTAGTGCAAGTCCATGAAGAACATCTTGTCTTTACGGCGACGGGGGTAAGCCCCAGCCGTGATGTCCTTATCACCGCTTTGTGCCATCAAACGCAAGATGTGATCGGGTTCAGCAATCACATCTGCGTCGATGAACAACAGGTCTGTGCAGTCGGACTGTAAAAATTGATCAACCAACATGTTGCGCGCCATCGTAATGATGGAACACCCAGACACATGGCCGAGTCTTACAGACACGCCAACACGTAAAGCCATCGGCATTAGTTGTGCAATCGTATAGGCGAGTTTGATACTCACCTTACCGTCATACGCCGGGATGGCGATAAACAACTTGCGCCCACTAAGGTCGATGGACTTTTGTTCACCCATAAAACACCGTTGTCGTTACGTTAGAAACAACGCCAACAAAAATGCCGTCGTTTGCCAAAATTCCTTCTCCAGGAATAACGACATTGAAAGCGGTTGGGTTGTAACAATCAACTTCCATCAAAATATCAGCGTACATAACAACATCCGGATTTCCGGTGATGCTTCCAGTAGCGCTGTCTGTGACGGTAAAAGTTGTTGAGTTGCTAACAGTGACAGCGTACACATTGTCTGTTGCCGTACCGCCAGTTCCAGCAGAAAAATCTAACCACACACGGTCACCGGTAGCCAGGCCGTGATTGGCCATCGTAACGGTAACAGTGTTGGTGGTTCGACTATACGTGCCAGATTGGGATACGTTGTTTGCAAAGACAGTGTTTCGAGAGGCCGCAGAAGTATTTGAAGATACAACTGCGCCCTTCAGACGCGTCCGATAGCCTACAGCAACGCTAGGAGCGTTTATGTGTATTGACTTAACGTCATACTGCATGGCCATGGCGGCCTCCTATCAGTTCTGGAACGCAGTGGGAGCCTGAGCACCGTCGGAGTTGCGAACCACATACTCAATGGTAATGGTTGCAGCACCGGTCGTAGCGGCAGTGCCAACAGCGGCAAACACGCCAGTGATGATCACATCAGTCGAACCGACGTTCACAAAAGTGGATGGCGATGCGTAGGTCACAGAAGCACGACCAGCGGCAATCGGAGTGGTGGTAGCGCCACCAACAGTGCCGATGGTTGTTGCACCGGCCTTGACGGTGATAGTGTTACCAGTTCCCGCATCAAACGGAGAGGTCACATCAACAAAGATGTTCAGAATTTGCGAACCAGCGGGAAGCACTGCAACGTTTGCAGCGGAAGTGGTGGTTCGGGTAATAGCACCAGACTGAGCGACGATAGTCAAACCCATGTTGCTAATGGTACCGGCAGTAGTACCGGTGGTGTCTTTTACAGTGCCCAGACGCCACGGGCCAAGGTGGGAAGCGAAACCCATATCAAACTCCTCATGCACAAGTCCCTGTACCGTCGGTGCATCGTCCACTAGGCTGGCTGGTACAGATCAAAAATCCTAGACGTGAAAGCAATATACACCAAAAGAAAAGGGGGGACAAGCCCCCCTTCTCTATTAGGCTCCTTGCGAGCCAAACATGCCCAGCGGATCAGACCAGCCGAACGAGTAACGCTCGCGGGCCTTGTAGCGGACGTTGCCGGTGTCAAAGTCACCGTCCATCGACTGCGCCAGAGGCGTGCGAACGAAGTGCTTCATGCCGTTGGGAACGTCAGTGGTCAGGAACCAAGCGTTCGTGTCGGTCAAGAAGTGGTTAATGGTGTAACCATCGGGGATGGAACCATTGTTCTTCAGTGCGTTGATGTCGTTGTCAGTGGTGCCGACACGGAGTTCGGTTTCCAGCAGACGGGTCGCAACGAATTGCAGCGACGGGGGAACGATCAACTTCTTGGGGCGAGCAGCGATCAACAGATCACGTTCGTCAGTCCACAAGCTGATCTGAATAACGGCGGCTTCCAAGGAAGTCTCGTTCAGGTCAGCAGGGGTGCTGGGAATGTTGCTGTTGGTACCGCCAGACACCAAGGGGTGGGCGTTGGAGAACAGAGGCACGCCGTCGCCACCGTTGTAGCCAGAGGTGAAACCGTTGTTCAGAACAGCGGCAGCCTTGACTTGCTTGGTGTAGGCCATAGCACGGGCCAGGGCTTTGGTGTAACGAGCAGACAGGCTGTCGTACAGGTTGTCTTCGATGGCCTCTTCGGTCAGCGAGAAACCCAAAGCGATGGTTTCGTGGTTATAGCGGGCGGTCCAGGCTTCCTGGCCATTGTCGTACGCGATGGCAGAACCTTCGTTCTTCACCGGTGCGGCAGAGAAGCCAGACAACTTGGTTTCCTCTTCAAAACTACGCTCCGATGTCTCGGTTTCGTAGATTTCTTTGTGCTCTTCGCCGTAGCGAGCATACTCAAGGCCGAACAAAGCGTTCAAGCCGGGGAGCAGTTCTTTGAGCAGTTGTGCGCGTGAAATAGCCATTTGTCAGTACTCCTTATTAGACGCCAGTGGTGTCGTTGTACTGATGCAGGTTGAACTTCACAATGAACTCATAGTAGTACGTGGTACCACCAGAGACATAAGAAGATTCAGGCACAACATCAACCACGCGCACAGGCAGGGTGTTGGTGGTGTCGGCAGACGCACCGTTGATGCCATAGGCAGAGTCGCCAGTGGCAGTCGAACCGGTAGCAGTAGCCATCGCCACGTTGGAGCCAACCAAAGCACGGGTATAACCAGTGGGGGTGGTGGTCGAACTAGCGGCCGAAACAACCTTAAAAGTTGCATACGGATCATCCACAACGTAGGCATAAGCCAGGTTAGAAGATGTCGAAGCGGCTGCGGGATAGTACTGACCCTGAACGGTTTGACCCGAAGAGTTTACGTACTGGCAACCAACCAACACGCCCACGGCATCGCCAGAGTTGCTGGTAGTCTTGGCCACGAGAAAACCCGTGGTATCGATTTGAACGGTGTCGCCGTTCAGAATTGCGGTTGCGTAAGCAGCCGCAATGGGGATCAGACGAGTCTGACCTGCGTACGGCAGACCATCAAGTCGATTGATGGGCTTGAAGCCATACGTCTTTGTAACACTGGGGTAAGCCATTGTTTAACTCCAAAGATTTTTTCAACGTTTACCAACGCTACTCTCGGATTTACGCTCTTTAAAAAGCGGCATCCTTGCATCGCTTTGGCGCATAAAATTGTTGTCCACGGCTTCCGTCTGATTTTTAGTTTGCTTAGAGAAATATTGATTTCTCTGTTCAACCATTTCAGTCGGAGTTTTGCAGAGCAACAACCCGCCGATCTCAATGTTGTCCTTGTAACGGGACGTGGGATCGACTAGCAGTTTGAATTTTGGTTGTTCCTCAATCCGCACCGGCTCCCAACCTTCACGTAATTTGGACGAAAGGTTACGCGGGTCAGGCGCATTTAAGGTTGCAACACGAATCCAACGGTAGTTAAAACCAGCCTCTTTGTCCGGCTCGGGGAGCATTTCCGGCTGCATCCACTGCTTGGGACGCTCGGCAAATTCTCGGTTTTCAACTTCACGGGGTAGGCGATTGTTAGCCATTTGTTCTCTCCAGTTTCAACTTTTCCAAAGCATATTTTTCAGGGGTCAAACCAAGTTTTTTTGCCAAACTCAGTTCACTTTGCGTCAATTTCACCTTGTTTGAAGAGGTGCTTCGACTGGCCGGAGCTACAACTGTAGATGGCCGTTTACTCCTTACTCCATTCTTTGTTCCAGTTTCCTCCTGATCTTCAAATTCCTCGGGGAATTTGCTGCGAATTGCTTTGTCCAATTCACGATAGTACCTGTCAGACCCAATCGCAATGCCAGAGTCTTTCAACTCTTCATGAACTCCAAACGCATAGGCGGTCATGCTTCGTCTTTGACCAAACCATGGATTGCGTTCTTGCCATTCCAGAGCTTTTTCATCTGGCCTGGGCGTTTGAACAACGGGTTCAACAGGTTCGTAATGAGTTTGTACCTCATTCTGTGCGGGCTGTAAAGAGGCCGCTTGCATGTTTCTGGCTTGCAAAGAATTGAGGTTTGCCTGTTGTAAGGCCTTATTGGCCTCCACAATCTTGTCGGCATCCCCACTTTCATAAGCCTCTTTGTAAGACTGTTCAGCAATTTTCAGCTGCATTTCGGCTGCGCTGGCAACCGTATTTGCATAGGCTTGGCCACCATACTGAAGTGTTTGCTGCATCTTCAGGTTCTCGTCACGCAACTTCTTTGCATAAGCGATAGCGGCTTGTTGTTCACGCAAAGCAGCTTCTTTTTCTCGCCGCTCATCGTGCCAAACTTTCTTCATTTGCTTGAGTTTTTTCTTGACTTCCTCGTCATAGCGCTCGATTTCAAGGCCATCGTTCTCAAGCTCTTCTTTCAGGTTCTGAGGAAGGGGCGCTTTATTGCGGTCTTCCTCAGGAGTGTCATCTTCAATTTCTACGACGACTTCAGGCTCACCTTTTTTGGAGTCTTCCTTGTCTTCAATTTCGTCGGGAAATTTAAATTCTTGATCGTCCATTTTTGTTGCCATGTGTGGCTCCTTTCTTAATAGGCTCGTTTAATTCCACGGGGGTCTTGTACCACCGCTTCAACCGAATCATCATTGATCATGCGAAATTCACGACCATGAATCAGCAGTCTTGTGCCTGCGTTAGGACGAACAATGACAAAATCACCTTTCTGGCACCAAGGCCCAGTAGGAAATCTGTCTTTGTCAGAGTAGCAATCAGGTCCCATGTCAACCACAAATAAAACCGTTGCCAGCTTTTCTTCGTAGTTCACGGTCTGATCTGCTTTTACCAACCCGCTTTCGTATTCCTTCTCCACTTCTGGAATGGCGCAAAGAATGCGATAGCCTTTCGGCTGCGGTAGTTGGCGTGCTTTTTCCTCGGCAGTTGCTTCAAACTTGTATGAACCAACCACTTCGGGGTTACTGGCGTTTGTTGCCAGCAGGATTTCACTCATCAGAGTTCTCCAGTCTTTGTTGCAGGTCTAGTGCGTATCCTCTTGCGGTGAGCAGACCCTTGATCTCTCCGCAGAGACTCTTGTATTCCTCAAAACTAGTGGCCCGCCCGCCTGCAAGGTAGTCTTTGAGTTGAGAAATTTTGTCATCGGCTTGTTCGATGATTACTGATAGAGCATCCATCAATCACCTTTTACGTTTGCTTGGAACACGTTTTTCAGCGCATCAGCTAAAAGCTCTTTGGTCTGAAGATCTTTTTCGTGTTGCTTTTCACCGGCTTGGATGATTGCCTCTCTCATCAAAGCAGTTTGGTCACGCTCTTTAGACGCCTGCAATTGAGAGGCATTTCTCTGCGCTTCAATGTCTTGTTGCCGTGCCTTGAGCTGAATATCAGCCTGGTCTTTCTGCATCTTGCGTTGCAAATCGCCCTGCTTGATGGCCAACTCTTGCTGTTGCATTTGTACAACAGGGTCTTGTGCGGCTTGCTGGGCTTGCTGCTGGGCGACGGTGGCTTGGTTTTGTTGCAACACACGCTGGGCGGCTTGTGCCAGCATGGGTGCAAGTTGTGCCTCGACCATGGGGTCCATGTGGATTTCCTCGCCACTTTCGTCTTGCTGCGGGGGTAGGGTCATGCCCAAAGCCTGTTCAATCATGACTCGGTACTCAAAGCCCAAGTGCTCATTGATGTGAGCTTGCAAAGCCATGGCTTTTTGTTGTGCCGTCGGGTCTTTTTGCAATAGTTGCTGAACCATTGGGTCGCTGATGATGGCCGTGTGAACTGCAATGTGCGCTTTATGGTCTTGAGAAACAAACGCTTTGACAGGCTTGCTCATCAAAATATTCTGATTCTCTGTCACTGGATCGACAGGTCGCATATCTTCGTCTAGAGGAATCAGCTTTTGCGCATCTTTAATGCCTAAAACATCAAGCATTTGACGGTGCAGCAAAGGCATGTTGTACAGATCTGGTGCTGACTGTGCCAGCTGAAGGACCGCCTGATATTGAACAATCTTTTGCGCCATGGTGGACGCATTAGGGTCGCTGACTGGGATGACGTTAACGTTGTCATAGTCTGACCGCTTGGCCGTTGGAGCGCCTTCGACCGGTTCGTAATCGTAGTCTTCTGGGGTGTAGTCCCGAATAATGTCTTTAATAAGACCCAGCTCTTCTTTCAAAGCAAAGTGGATGCGTGCCTGAACGGCAGACATCACTTTTAATGTGCGCTCAAGAATGGCCAGTGTCGTGCCCACGGGGGCTTGGCTGGACATGTCTGTAACTTGCAAATCTGCCGTGTTTGCAAAGCGCCGCCCGTCTTCAATGATCTGGTTAAGCAGCTGATACAGCGTCTGGCTCGGCTCTTTGTAGGGCAGAGGCAACAGGTTGTCTTTAATAGAACCAGAAGGAACATCTACATCTCTGAATTCGCCTGGAGCAATGGGAGTGTCGTCCCCTTTTACACGCAGACCACGTGTTTTAAATCCGCCGGGAAGGTTTGCCAGCGAACCAGCGTCCACCAACTGACGCAATAGCGACGTTCCGCTCTTGGCAAATGCGCCGATCATGTGAATCAGGCCAAATGCGTAGAAACCAAAGCCGGGAATGTACGGATAGTGGACGAAATGTTGACGGCGTTTAAATGTATGGTCTTCTGGGCGCCAATTCCTGCGGATGGCCAAGACTTTTTGTGAGCCTTTTTCAATTGTGACCACATACGGCAGGGCAATACGTGTCGGTTCTCCGTCATCGTCCTTGTGCTCGTAGCCTTTGAGGTCCAAATCGACATTTATCTCCATGATCTTGTAGCGATCATCGGTCGTTGCACGGAATCCCAGCTTTTCAGCGATTTTTTTCTCAACTTCGTCCAAAACATTGTCTGGTTCACCCAAATCAATGTCACGCCAGAAGCCTGCCACCTGTAAACGACGCACATCGTTTTTGGTTTTGCGCATTACGTGGGTAACACGCTCGGCTGTTTGCAAATTTGATGCGCCGTAGGGGACGATCAGGTCTTCCGCCGGGACAAAAATTGCAGCTTCACGCTCAAAATGCGGGTCGTAGTAGATTTTTTTGAACGCATTTCCTGCCAGACCCAAGCCCCAGAGCATTCTTTCATGCTCGGTACGGTATTCGTTGTTCTTTACCGTGAGTCTGTAGTTCATGTCATCTGCCACACGGGTAGCAGATTCCTTTTTCTCGGGTGTTTCTCGGCCAATGATCTCTGTTTTGACGGGGCCAGCCGCTGGAAACGTTGACATCATCGCATCGGCTTGGAATTTCACCAATGCTTCGGCCATGATGGGGTGGTAAACACCGCAAGCGCCCTCCCACGGCTCAGCTCTGTCTTCAATTTTCAAACCCAAAAGCTCAAGACCGTCCACATAAGTCTGTAGCCAGTCTTTTCTTGAGGCTACATCCTCTTCAACATCGGAGATTAGCTCATTGGCAATGGACTCCAACTCGGCTTCGTCCATGTATTCAGCCAAATTAGCGTCAAAATCCTCGTCTGTTTCTTCTTCAGGCAAGAGAGAAATTTCCATCCCATCAATTTCGATGTTCATTTCCTCTGGGTTGACGACTTCAATCTCTATTGCGGGTTCTTCTGCCAGCGCATCCAGTCCAACCGGTGCTTGATAAAGTGCTTTGTCAAAATTTGTGGCCATGTTTCAGTCCTTAATAGTAGGCTCTTGCCTTGCGATAGACCGGTTCTTCATCTTCATCAGAATCCAGTCTAAGAAAACCACCCTGCCTAAAACGAATCAGCGCCTGGGTAGACGAGTCCACCAAGTCATCGTGTGCTGCATTCGGAAAAGCCGCCATTTGTTCAATCACTTCATGCGCCCAGCGCATATCAGGTGCCCATACTTTACCCGACTTGAAGAGATCAGTCACGCTATTCAAGCGCACAAACTTGTCGTTACCCCTCACCGGCGTGTACTCAGACACAGAAATCCCCATCCGTCTTAACTCAAACACCAACGGAGCGCCAGCCGCTTTAGCTTCAATCACACACGCATCCGGCTCCCACTCCCTATAGAGTTCTAGCGCTTTTTCTTTTAGTTCTGGAAACTCTAACCGCTCTTGATACGCATCTAGCAAAATAATATTTGGCTGGTTTCTGTCCTCATCCAAGTAAAACACCCCCCAGGTCGTACAGGCTGAGAAGTCACTTCGCTCTGATTTTGTAAACGCCGTATCCCAAGACTGGATGATGAATTCACATTGGGGTGCTCTTTCGCTCTCCCACATCT